GGCAGGGCTACCGTCTGGACAAGGACGCGTCGCGCAAGGTCACCGAGGACGCTGGGGCCGACCGTGACGCCGCCCGCGTCAACAAGCACCTCGTGCCCAAGGAGGCGCTGAAGGGCATCGTGGCGGCCTCCGGCGCCATCCGCACGCACTTCTACGCCGAGACCCTGCCCTGGAAGGACAACGGCGACCGGCTGCTGCCTCGCCGGCGCTACATGCGGTTCGTCGAGGACCACATGCGGCTGGTCAACGAGTTCGACGCCGCGGTCGGGACGTTCATCGACGAGGCGTACCTCACCGCGCGTGACAGCGCCGAGTTCCGCATGGGTGAGCTGTTCAAGGCCGACGACTACCCCAAGCCGTCGCAGCTCCGGTCGCGCTTCTACGCCAAGCTGGACATCGACCCGGTCACCGACGCCGGCGACTTCCGGGTCAAGCTGGATGACGAGGCTGCCGACGCCGTGCGGACCGGCATCGAGTCCGCGCTGCAGGAGCGCATCGGCCGGGCCATGCAGGACGTCTGGTCGCGGCTGGCTGACACGCTGGGCCACTTCCAGGCGAAGATGGCCGACGGCGACGCGGTGTTCCGCGACAGCACTGTGAAGAACCTGGAGGAGATTATCGAGATCCTGCCGGACCTGAACGTACTCAGCGACCCGAACCTCGACCGCATCCTGGACGACATGCGCCGCACACTGTCCGGCTACGACGCCAAGACGCTGCGTGGCGACAAGACCCAGCGCGCGGCCGCGGCTGCCGAGGCGCAGCGTATCATGGACGACATGGCCGGGTTCATGAACGCCTTTGGCGGGGGGTCGTGATGACGAACGTCACTGTCCGGTGCGTGTGGCGCACAGCCACACGGATTTCAACCGCCGCTCACCGGGGAGCTCCCTACGTGGACATCCATGTCGAAGATTCGCGGTCGAGGGTTATCGCCACCCTCTCACGTGACACCGCACGCGAACTCGGTGCAGCCCTGCTCGAGTTCGCCATGCACGGGGAGGTCAGCAAATGAAAGACCCTGTATCCGAGACGCTCGCGGAGCTGCGCAGAGTGTTCGTCCGCACAGGCACATACGACATCTTGCTGCCGTGCAGCCGAGGCGAAAATGGGTCGAACGATCACATTCGCTGCCTGCAGGATACATTCTTCCCCGAAGATCTCGTGGTCATCGCCTCCCACAGCAAGACAGAAACAGTCTACGTCTACCTCGACCACCAGCAGTGCGTCGAGCTCGCCACCTACCTTCTTGAAAAGGCCATGCACAAATGAAAGACCCTGTATCCGAGACGCTCGATCGCGTGCGCCGTATCGAGACACGTCTGACCAAATACCTGGAGCACATCGGCTTCGCCACCGGCGCGCAACGCCCCACGTGGGTCGACGGCGTGGTCATGCTGCCGAGCATGGACTGCTCGCTGAGGGACATCCTGGCGACGGTTCCACGCGACTGGAACCCGGCATACGTGGTGCGCGTCGAGCACGCTGGCGTCATCGTGGCGGAGCTGTTCGTGCTGGGCAGCCGGCCATGACCGAACCGCTGATTGAATGCCTGTCTGGCGATGGGACGACTTTGACCGTTTTCGTGCTGCACGGTCAACGGCTGTGCTTGAGGTTGGAGAGCTGGCACGGTGAGGTGCAGAGCATACACCTGTCCCGCGCCGATGCTCTGAGGCTCTCCGCGTCTTTGGCCGAGTTCGCCATGCAGGGGGGAGGTCAGCAAATGAGGTTCGTCTGTGCAACCGATGGCGAGACGCACGTCTGCGACGTTGGCCCAGTCACTTCCGACCGACGAATCATCGGGATCCGCAACCAACGCTACCGCTACGACGGGCATGAACTTGTCCCTGATGCGAGTGTCACCGTCCACCTATCGCTGGCCCAGGTCGTCGAGCTGGTGGGTGTCCTTGGTGACTTCCTGCTGCAGCCCGAGTGACTTTTGTGAGCGTGCCTGACAAACCCTGAAGGAGACCACACATGAGCCCGAAGCGCGACTACTATGTCCTGACGATCGGCGAACGCCCGGATGGCATCCTCTACGGGACCGCGGCAGAGGTCGATGCAGTGCGAGCGGCCCGAGAGCCTGCGAACGGGAAGGTGTACCCCTTCCCGATCACCTGCTGCTTCGTGCCGCCGGGCGAGCCAGACATGCAGGTGCTGGTGCACCAGTCGCTGCGCATGTTCGAGCTGATGCAGAAGCAGGCGGGCACGCTGAGCGAGGTGCTGAGCCTGCTGGCGAGGAGCACAGATCCAACCACCTAGGACTCTTGCGCCATAAGGTGCTTACATGTATGCTGGACCGACAACATCTGTAGAGGAGTTTCTACATGCTGCCGGTCCAGCGCAACATCCCGATGCCGAAGGCCCTGCGCACAGCGCCGGCGCCGCGGCGCAAGTACCCCTTCGAGGACATGAAGGTCGGCGACATGTTCTTTGTACCCAACAAGACGAAGAACACGCTGGCCACGCACGCATCCACGGTGGGGAAGGCCCTCGACCGCAAGTTCGTCACCCGCCTCGCGTACATGGCGGCGACGAAGCGCGGCGGCTGGGATCAGGCGACCCATGAGACGCCCGGCGCGGTGCTGGGTGTGGGGGTGTGGCGAGTGAGGTGACACTGTGAGTGAAGTAGAACAGGCGCGATGGTTCGGCCGTGGCTTCCTGCGCGGTCTAATCTGCGGCGCGGTTGTCGCGCTGCTTGCAACGGCGAGGTGGTGGACATGACGCACGATGAACTGCGCGAGGTCGTAGCGACGGCAATTTCTGCGGGAACTCTCGCATGGGACGATGGTCATGTCGAAGTGTGGGAAACTCATCGTGCCGCCGCAGACGCCGCCATCGCCACCGTGTGGGAGGCGCTGAGGGAGCCGGATGCTGGGATGCATGAGGCAGGATTTAAGGAAAGCATTGGCGGTAAAATGGGCGAATGGATGCCGGAAGGATTCCCTGCCATCAACGCAGCAATCTACCGCGCCATGCTCGCCGCCTCCCCGCTGCGCCCGACCGCGAGCGCGGAGGGGGTGGGGTGATGTGGTCATTCCCAGATGTCGTAACGCCGTTGCTGTGGATCTGCGCCATCTCTGTCCCGCTGGGGGTGTGGAAGGCCGTAGAAATCGTTGTTTGGATAACCACGCATCTTCGCTGGGTGGCCCCATGACCAACACCGTATCCCGCACGCACGACACGCTTGCGCATGTGCTGGACGCGACGGGCCGGCGCGTGTCGCGGCACGACCTGATTTCGGACGCATATGCAGAGGCCGAGAGGCTGAATGGAGAGGAACCGATGAGCGAGACGCTGGCGCAGAGGGCGGAACGGCTGGCGGTAGCCCTTGATGACGCCGCCATTGTCGGTGGGGCACAACTCGTCCGCGCCCTAGCCGCCGCCAACGCGGAGCTTGAGCGCGAGCGGGATCGGTTGCGGGAGGCGCTACGAAATGTCCTACCGCATGCCTGGGCTGCTGAATACCACGACGATTGGATCGGTAGCGGCGTGCGCCGCGAGGCATGCGTTGCAGCCGAAGCCGCCCTCACCCCAGCCCCGGAGGCGTCGAACGATGGCGAGTGATTGGAACGGCCTGCCCGAGAACCCGGAGCGGGATGGGTGGCATTGGCTGCGAACCCCTGACGGCTGTCTGGCGCCATACGAATGGCGCGTCGCTGGTGAGTGCGAGCGCGGTTCATGGCCGTCGTACTGGGTCAGAGAGGCGCCAGACGAATGGGCGGCGCGTGATTGTTTGTATGTCGCGCCCTGCCTCAACCCCGCCGACCTCGCCGCGCGCGTGGAGGCTGAGCGGGTGGCGTGTGAGCGAGCCGCCTGCGATGCCAGCGACCCCGCCGGCATAAAGAACGATTACGAGGCGCAGATTGCCGCCGATGCGCGCGAGTTGGTTATGGACGCCATCCGCGCCCTCGGCTCCACCCCCGCGTTCGACGCCGCGATCAAGGCCGCATACAAGCAAGGATGGAACGACCGCGAAGGCGACTTCCTGGCCGGCACTGCGCGGATCGGGATTGATGACGCCGCGATCCAGGCGGCGCGGGAGGAGGGGATGGAGGCGGCGGCGAAGATCGCGCAGGCCGACGAGCGTACCTATCAGGGTTATGACGGTTGCAACCCCGCGCTGATCGTTCCGCGTATCATCGCCGCCATCCGCGCAGCCAAGGACCAGCCCGCATGACCCGCTACATCCCCATCGGCGACGTTGAACTCCCGCTGCCGCTCATCGCCCGCGCGCTCGGCATCCCCGCCGCGACGCTGGAGCGCCTGGCGAGCGGGGAGTGGGTGGCGGTGCCGAAGCGACCGACAGAGACGATGGTCCTGGCGGGGCATCGTCAAATCGATTGGTGCAGGAGCGATCAAGCGACCTGCAACCCTGACGATCCAAGCCAGCGCCCGGAAGGCGTCGGCAGTTCGTGCGGAGAAGATATCGCGGACGCCTACCGCGCCATGCTCGCCGCCGCGCAGCCTCGCCGGGATGCGATGGCGGAGGGCGGACTGTGAGCGGTGGCGACCCAGACGAAAATGTGAGGCCCGCCGATGACTGACCAGCGCACCGACGCTGCCGAGCGCAGCGCCCATGTCACGCGCGGCGAGGCTGCCGAGGCCGAGGCCCTATGCTGCGTCTGCCGCGCCTCCTGGCGGCTGTGCTCCTACGCCGCGCGCGTGGGGCCGCCGCTGATGCAGGTTTGCTCGGCCGCGTGCGCGGGGCGGGCACCGTTTGCTAGGGGGGTGGCTGGTGGCTGACCGGGAGACAGCGCGGAAACGCCGCCTGAAAGTCTACGCGGGGAATCTCGACGGCCGGCATGAGGCAATCATGGCCGCGCACTCGATGAAGGAATTCACGGCCGCCACTCGCATCAATCGCGACTATGGCGCAGAGACGGGGAACCAAGAGGCGATTGCACAGGCAATGTCTGCCCCCGGCGTGGTGTTCGTTCGGCCCATGTTGGCGCCGGCAGGAACACCATGGACGCGAGGCCGCCAATATGGCTGACCTCCCCCCGGCACCCTTCACGCCCGAAGCCCTGGCAACCCGCTGGGGTTGCTCGCCCGATCAGGTCCGGTCGCTCTGTCGGCGCGGCAGGCTTGGGCATTTCCGCGTAGGGTGCCTATACCGTATCCCGCCGGCCGCCGTCGCGGCTTTTGAGGGAACCGCATGCGGCTCAAACTCTACCGGGGATGGTGGTATGCCGTCTGGCGAGACGGCGGCGAAACCCGTCGTCGTGCGCTCCGCACCCAGGATCGCGATGCTGCCGCCCGCGCGCTGACTGACTACCAGCGCGCCACCGCCATCCCGACCGACACGGCCGGCGCCATCTACGCAGCCTATCTCGCGGAGAAGGGCACGGAGCGCGCCCGATGGGCATGGGGGCGCCTTGGGGCGACCTTCGGGCATCTAAGGCCGGATCAGATCACCGCCGCCCTGCGCGCGCTGGCACAGGAGGCCCCGAGCTATCGCTCGGCATCGTCTCCATGAGCATCTCCATCCCCGTCGCCCCACGAGTCCGCCGAGCCTTCGCTGACACTCTCTATAATCTCCGCGTCAACAACAAGCAGACTCAGCTCGGCGTTGCTACTCTCCTCGGCGTTTCCAAAGCAACCTACATCAAATGGGAGTACGGTCATTCCTTCCCCACCCTCGGCAACCTCTACGCTCTCTGTCAGCTTTGGCAAATCCCTCTTTCTTCTCTCTTCCTTTCCGCCGAGCGCCGCATCCACCACGCCCCACTCTCTCGCGCACGTCGTGGGCGAAAGCAGCCCCCTTGCACCAGCGTCCCCGACATAGGGTAAAAATAGTTTTCCAGGGGGGCGATTTTCCTGTTGACCGAGTGGAGGTTCCAAATGTCTGACGCGAAACACCAAGCCGCCCGCTACATCCCCATCGGCGACGTGGAACTCCCGCTGCCGCTCATCGCCCGCGCGCTCGGCATCCCCGCCGCGACGCTCGACAAGCTGGCAAGCGGGGAGTTGGTGGCGGTGCCGCGAGCCCGGATCACCAACTTGGCTAGTGAGATGTGTGAAGGTTGGTGTACCGAAGGTGGGATCGGGAAGTTTCATGACTGCTACGGCTGCAAGATTAATTCTTTGCTCACCGCCGCGACGGAGGCCACCAGCCATGACCTGGGATGACGCACGCTTCAGCGCCTTCGACTTCGAGACTTCCGGTACGTCGCCGGAGTACGCCCTGCAGCCATGGCGCGTGCGCCAGAAGAAGTCCTGGGCTACCAGCCTCGCGACCGTGCACAAGGCCGGATCGGACCTCGTCATCGGTGGCGGCCTGTGGCCTACGCGCGACCAGATGGCCGCTTACCTGGAGGCGTGCATCCGCGACGACCGTACCATCATTGGGTGGAACACTGTGTTCGACATCTCATGGCTGCTTGCCTACGACCTGAAGGATCTGGTGTTTCGCGCCAAGTGGCTGGACGGCATGCTGCTGTGGCGGCACTACTTCATCGAGCCGGAGTACGACACCACCCGGGACAAGAAGAAGTCCTACGGCCTAAAGCCGTGCGTCGAGCAGGTGCTGCCACAGTTCGCCGGCTACGCTGATGATGTAGATTTCCACAGCACCGACCCCACGGAGCTCGAGAAGCTCCAGCAATACAATGTGCGCGACACCATGTTCACGCTCCGGCTCGCGCGCCACTGGTACAACCTACTCAACGAACGGCAGCGCAACGCTGCGCTGATCGAGGCGGCGTCACTACCGTTGATCGCCGAGGCGAACCTAGACGGCATGCTGGTGGACACGCTGCACACCCGCGAGCTCGACCAGCACCTGCAGAACGTGGCGGCCGAGCAGCTGGAGATCCTCGCGCCCCACGGCGTGACGGAGAAGGTCGTACGCTCGCCGCTACAGCTGTCGGCGCTGATGTTCGACGTGTGGAAGCTGCCGGTGCTCAAGGAGAACACCTCAGCCAAGACCGGCAAGACATCCCGGTCGACGGACAAGACCGTGCTGCATGAGCTGTCGTTCGCCGATCCGCGGGCGAAGGAGCTGCGCAAATACCGGGAGGCGCTGGGCAACCGCACCAAGTTCGCCGAGGCCCTGACCACGAGCGCGGACTACAACGAGGACGGGCGCACGCATCCGCTGGCCATCCCGTTCGGCACTTACTCCGGGCGGCTGACCTACGCCTCCAAGCAAGGCAAGAACAAGGATGAGCGTCCGATCGGCTTCGCGCTGCACCAGGAGAAGCGGGGCAGCGACTTCCGCGGCGTGATCACGACGCCGCCCGGGTACATGCTGATGGAGTTCGACGCGTCGGGCCAGGAGTTCCGCTGGATGGCGGTCGCCAGCAACGATCCTGTCATGCTCCAGCTGTGCGTCCCGGGCGAGGATGCGCACTCATTCATGGGCTCCCGCATCTCCGGGCTGGCGTATCAAGCTGTAATGTCTGGAGTAGAAGCGAAAGACCCTATCGCGAAAAATGCAAGGCAGGGCGGCAAAGTCGCGAACTTATGTGTCGCAGGTGGAACGCAAGTATTGACTGATCGCGGACCGTGCAGTATAGAGCTAGTCCGTCTCACCGATCGGGTTTGGGATGGTGAGGCTTTTGTCGCACATGAGGGTGTTGTGTGCAGCGGGCTCCGAGAGGTTATCAGCTACGCCGGCATCACCGCCACCCCGACGCACAAGGTGCTTGTTGCTGATGGCTGGATCACGCTTCAGGAAGCGGCCCGACATGGTCGGCGCATCGAACCCGCGCTGGGGGCGGGACGGACGAGTCGCGCAAGGGCAGCGTTTCGGATCGTGGACGGTGTTGTCCGACGCTGTCTTTCCGAGAAGTGGGGCGCTGTACACGCAGGCGCGTTGCGACTGTGGGCTCGAACGCGCCGTAGTAGTGGCGTTCCTGGAGTCCGGGCGGTCCACGCGGTGCAAAGCGTGCGCAGCAAAGGCTCGGCATGCGCGCGATGGGCACACGATCCTGTCGACAGCGGCGGACGCAAGCCTCCAGAAGCGGGCGAGCGCGATGTTCCAGCGGTGCCGAAACCCTCTGGATCGGTCGTACCGCAACTACGGCGCGCGTGGGATCGAGTGTCGTTTTGCCTCCGTCGCCGAAGCGGTAGCTTGGATCAAGGAGCACCTACCCCACCCCACATACAAGGGTCTGGACATCGACAGGGTCAACAACGACGGTCACTACGAGCCTGGAAACTTGCGCTTGGCTACACGGAAGCAGAATCTCGCGAACCGACGTCCGCGGTCGTCTACGACATTGTGAATTGTGGTCCCAACACGCGGTTCACAGCCAACGGAAAAGTTGTGCATAATTCTTTGCAATACAGAACCTCTGCACGTAAACTTCTCGAGGTGGCCCGGGTGCAGTACGACATGCCGATGGTGCTGCCGGAGGCGCAGCGCATCCACGCTACCTACCCTCGGACCTACCAGGGGGTGCCGAAATACTGGGAGTGGCAGATCCGCGAGACCAAGCGCCTGGGGTATGTCGAGACGTTCGCAGGGCGCCGTGTCCAGGTCACAGGCAACTGGGAGGGTAAGGAAGGGTGGTCGATGGGGTCCACGGCAATCAACTACCGCATCCAGGGCACCGGCGCGGAGCAGAAGTACCTCGCCCTGCGGGTGCTGAAGCCGTACCTGACCAAGATCGACGCACGGTTCGCCTGGGACCTGCACGACGGCATCTACTTCTACGTGCCGGAGCGGCACGTGCCGCGCGCCGCGGTCGAGATGAAGTACCTGCTCGACAACCTGCCCTACCAGCGCGCCTGGGGCTTCTCGCCGCCGATCGGCCTGCCGTGGGATGTGAAGGTCGGGAAGTCCTGGGGGTCACTGCAGGAGTGGCGCGGATGACCGGCGGGCGGGGGTTCCGCACGGCCGGCGAAGCCAAGCTGGTCAGGGCTGCCCGGGCCCGGGGGTGGCAGGTCGTCGGGCGTAGCGGCACGAACCACATCCAGCTGCAGTGGCCGGCGACAGATGCTGTTGTAGCTGTACCGAGCACCATGGATGATGGGTTCGTCAGGCGTATCGACCGACGACTGCGGAAGATCGAGAGAGGAGAAAAAACATCATGACGACCAAGATGTTCCTAGAGAACACCAAGAACCACAAGCGGTACGAGGTGTTGGCTATCGACAAGGAAGCCGGCACGATCACCCTCAAGGGGTCGATGACGAAGTTCACCGAGGTGTACGACCCGAAGCGGTTCAAGGAGATGGGCTACGTGCCCAAGCAGGTGGAGGTTGATGACGATGCCTAGCAGCCCCGGCTACCAGCGTGACTACACCCAGGAATACGCCACGCAGAAGAAGCGCGGTGAGAGCGGCACCGGTGGTGAGAGCGACAACGCCAAGCGGCATCGGCTGCGGCGCAAGGCGCTCAAGCTGGGCATGGTCAAGCCCGGCCAGGATCTTGACCACAAGAAGCCGCTGTCCAAGGGCGGCAGCAACACGTTGAAGAACGCCCGCGCCACATCACCGTCTGACAACCGCAGCTTCCCGCGGAACAAGGACGGCAGCATGAAGTCGAACACGTGATCGGCTTCGTTCGGCGCCGGTGGCGGGGTGCGGTCGGCTTCCTGCTGATCCTCGTCGCCGTGCGCTCATTCCCGGACGCGGCCGCGCCCTGGGGTGTGATGGTCTGCAGCATCGCCCTGCTCGGCGGCCTGGACCTGTTCGTCCGGCAGGCGCTGTCGGACTGGGAGGCTGGCCCGTGACGTTTTTTGTGAGGATCGCTGACAATGTCTGAACACGTGATGATCGACATCGAGACGATGGGCAAGGGCAGCCGCGCGGCGATCCTGTCGATCGGCGCCGTCAAGTTCAACCCGCTGTACGTCGGCCAGCCGATCGAGGACTCGTTCCACGTCGGCGTGACGCTGGAGAGCTGCGCCCGGCACGGCCTGAACCTCGACGCCAGCACCGTCGAGTGGTGGCTGGACCCGGCCCGCCGACCGGCCTGGGACGCGCACCTGACGCTCGACAAGGTGGACCTGTGGGAAGCCCTCGAGGGCCTGCGGTTTTGGTTCGGGTCGAAGTCCCTGCCGACCTGGGGCAACGGCGCCACCTTTGACAACGTGATCCTGCGCAACGCCTACGCGGCCACCGATCAGGTGTGCCCCTGGGAGTTCTGGGATGACCGGTGCTACCGCACGCTCAAGAGCCTCGCCCCGGAGATCGCGATCGAGCGCGCCGGCACGCACCACAGCGCGCTGGACGACGCCGTCTCGCAGGCGCAGCACATGCAGCGCGTGGTCGCCCACCTGGGGCTGGTGCTGTGACTGAGATACGCTGGTACCGCGTCGAGGACACCCTCCCGGCGCCGAACAGGATCGTCATGGTGACCGGCGAGAGTGGCTACGTGCCGCCCTACGACCGCTTCCTGACGCTGGCTTACTACGACCCGGACCGGCCGTTCGCTCCCTGGCAGGACACAACCCATACTGCCCTGGACGACATCGGCTGGCACCCCACTCACTGGGCCGAGCGCGTGCCCCTGCCCGGAGACAAGCCGTGAGCCAAGACCTGAGCCTGTTCGGCTACGCGCACGGCCATTACACCTGTCGATGCATGTCCTGCGCCCAGTACTTCACCGGCGCCAAGAAGGCCCAGCGATGCCTGGAGTGCGCCCAGCGTGCAGCCAAGGCGCTGGAGCCGGTGTTGAGCCCGACTGTCGCGGAGGCGACCATCCGCTCCGAGACGCGTGGCATCGCGATGGGGCTCGCCCACTACACCAGCGCCGTCGTGATGGCGCCAGACAACGACTACCGCCGGCGGGCGCTGCTGGAGGCGGTCGACGAGATCGAGACGGCGTGCGCCCGCATCCGCGGCGCGCTGGAGGACAAGCCGACGCTTGCTGGGCCGATACCAGTGCTCACAATCGGGGAGGTGCTCGGGTGAAGCCCCTTGCCTGGAGCTACTCATCCCTCTCCGATTTCGTCAACTGTCCGCGGTCGTACTACGAGAAGCGGATCGCCAAGTCCGTCACCGAAGTCCAGACGGAGCAGATGATCTGGGGCACGTACGTCCACAAGATGTTCGAGCTGCGGGTGCAGGACGGGCAGCCATTGCCGAAGGAGCTGGAGGCGCACGAGGAGTTCTTGCTGCGGCAGATCACCTACGGCGGCGTGCAGCACGTCGAACGTAAGGTCGCGCTGAGCACCAGCCTCAAGCCCTGCGGGTTCTTCTCCAAGGATCCGCCGGTGTTCCACCGCGGTGTGGTGGACTACACGAGGATCATCGCGCCCAAGGCTTGGATCGTCGACTACAAGACCGGCAAGGCGCACGGGAAGTTCGAGCAGCTGATGCTCAACGCCATATGGCTGTTCGAGGATGACCCGACGATCCAGGAGATCGAGGTCGCCTACTACTGGACAACCACGCGCACGACGACGACCGAGACCTACACCCGGCGCGACATCCCGCTCCTCTGGAAGCGGTTCGTGCCGGACCTGAAGCAATACGCCGAGGCGTTCAAGACGGACGTCTGGCAACCCCGCCAGTCCGGGCTGTGCAACGGCTGGTGTCCTGTCACAACCTGCGAATTTTGGAGGCCGAAACGGCGATGAGCGAGACATCGACGGCTGGAGACGACGAGACTGTGCGGCTCCTACGCGCCCAGCTCGGGGCGATGACCCGGGCCCTGCTGCGCTGCCACGAACAGTTCACGTATTACGAGAAAAGCCACACGGCCAAGGGCACCCCGGATGGCGACCGTAAGGCCAAGATCAACCGCGACATGGCCGACATGTGCTCGGCGGCGTTGCGGGCGAAGGGAGACCTGCTGTGATCTGCGAGACCAACGATCGGGTCATCGCGGACCTGCGCCGGCGCAGCGCCGTAGGCATTGCCAAGTACGGCGTGACCGTGTTCGACAACCCCCTCGCACTCCGAGCCTGGATGAACCACGCCTATGAGGAATGCTTGGACCAAGCAGTCTATCTCCGTCGCGCCATCGACGAGCTGGACCTCACCCTTGGCAAATAGCCCGACAACCCGGGGCGAACGGCTTGCCCACGCGCTGGCCCAGGCAAGCCGCCTGCGTCGCGAGCCGGTGCTGCGGTTCTGGGTCGACGGGTACTCCGCCAAGGAGATCGCCGCGGCGCTCGGGCTGGACAAGAAGGTCGTGTGGAGCATCGTGCGGTACGCTCGCAACGTCGGCGACCCTCGGGCGGCCGCAGGGGATCACATGATCCGGGTGGAGAGCCGCTTACGGCGCGAGGAGCGGGCGCGGACCCAAACTGAGAGGCTGACCTCACACTGGGGCAGCCTTGCAGACGCCGCGGCTGAGGCCGCCCGGCTCCGGCGCGAGTCGGTGCTCCGGTTCTGGGCCTCCGGGCAGACAGGGGGTCAGATCGCCGCGGCAACCGGCATCCCACGAAACAGTGTGCTGCGCATCGTGCGCACCGCTAGACTGCGCGGCGATCCTCGCGCAGCGTCACGGCCTGTACCCCAGGCCCTCCTCCGGCAAGGAAAGTACGCATGACCCAGACCCAGGCCGACTTGGCGGCCTACCTCCAAGACTACCTGCGCGTCCGCGCCGCTGAGGTGGGCTACGCCACCGCTGTGCGGGAGATCGCGGACGAGGCCGACCACGTGAAGGCGCACGGCTCCTCGCCGTACCGCTCCGTCGGGGCGCGCATGCCGCTGCCGCCGAGGTACTGCTGATGAACGCCCCGCTGGTGTTCAAGACGGTTGTGATCGCTGGCGTGACCATGTTCGGGTCGTTCGTCGGCGCGGTGTGGGGGCTGACGCTCGCGGCTATCCCCGGCTGGTTCGGGGCCGCACCCCTGCCGGACATCCTACACTGGGTCGTCTGCGCCCTGTGCGCGCTGCTGCTCGGCAGCTTTGCTTCCGTCGCCGCGGACGCGGCAATCAACGCGGAGTTCTACGAGCATGACTGACCTGCTGGTCCTCGCCGGCGTGATCCTGGCGAGCTTCTCGTGCGGGGTCGCTGTGGGAGCGTACCTATGGTTGAAGTGACGTTGTGACCTGGGGCTCGCCCATAGAGCAGGAGCGGCGGCGACGTATCCGTGTGTGCGTCGCCGCCTACGCCTACGAAGTGAAAAACATGTCGATCATGTCCGACGCGGAGTTCGATGAGATGTGCCTGGAGATCAGCCCTATGCGGCCGACAGGCAACGCCGAAGTGGACACGTTTTTCCGTAAGCACTTCAACCCCTCCACCGGGATGTGGATCCGTCAGCACCCCGACCTCACCGGCATCGCCCGCGTCTACGAAAAACACTGGAGCAAGTGATGGCCCCTAAGCCCCCCGTCTACACCAACGAGAAAGACGTCAAGCGTGAGGTGAAGAAGCTGCTCGACAAGCACGGGTGGTTCTGGTGGATGCCGCCGGCCAACGGCTTCGGCAAGACCGGCATCGCCGACATCAACGCCGTGCGCAAAGGTGTGTTCCTCGCTGTCGAGACCAAGTTCGGCGCCAACAAGCCGACGATCATGCAGACCGCGTTCCTTAACTCGGTGAGGCAGGAAGATTGCTTCGGCTTTGTGGTGTGCGAGAAGCGCGTCGTGTGGCTGGCCATGTGGATGCAGGCGTTCGACAACGCGGTTGCTGCGCAGCAGCGTCAGGAGGAGCCTGCCGCGGAGGACGGTGCTGCGATGATCGACGCCATTCGCGAGCTGACGCGTGAGCTGCCGTGATGCTGCCGATCGAAGACGGCGCGACGGTGGAGACCGCGAATATTCTCGAGCCTTGCGGCTTCTGCAACATCGTCCCGGGCCTCGGGCAGATCGTCTTTGTCAGCCCGGCTCACAACAATCTTCGCGTTTGCAGCGATTGCGTCATCTCGCTGACGGCGCATCTGCACACCATTCTCGTCAAGCATCTACCAGACCCCCGCGACAAGGTGCGCCACTGACATGCTGATCCACGCGCCCACCAAGAGCGTGCTGCTGAACGTCCCCGACCCGTTCCTTATCCGCGACCTGCTGCCGGTCAGCCGCACGCTGACGCATGCCGACTACAATGTCGCCGTGAAGCACACGGCCGAGTCCACCAAGGTGCTGCGCAACATCGGCATCGACGTGCCCGCGCCGATCCAGTCGCAGTATCGCTGGCCGGGCAAGTACACGCCGATGAAGCATCAGATCGTGATGGCGGAGTTCAAGACGCTCCATCGCCGCGTGTTCGATTTGTCTGAGATGGGGACAGGCAAGACCGCGAGCACGCTGTGGGCGGCCGACTACCTCATGAGCACCGGCCGCGTAAACAAGGCGCTGGTCCTGTCCCCGCTATCTACACTCGAACGTGTGTGGAAAAACGACATCTTCGATGTGCTGATGCACCGCGTCGCTGCGGTCGTGCATGGCACCGTGGAGAAGCGCCTCGCGCAGCTGGCCAACAAGTCGGCGGACTTCTACATCCTCAACCACGACGGCGTGACGATCCGCGCTGTGGCTGACGCGATCCGCAAGCGCGAGGACATCGACCTTGTCATCGTCGACGAGGCCAGCATGTTCCGCAACCACGACACCAAGAAGTTCAAGGCGCTGGAGCGAATGCTACGCGACGACCAGCGGCTGTGGCTGCTGACGGGTACCCCATGCCCGAACGCGCCGACCGACGCATGGGCCCTGGCCAAATTGGTGTCGCCGGGCCGCATCCCGAAGTTCTTCGGCTCGTTCAAACGCGCCACCATGGCGCAGATCACATCGTTCAAGTGGGTGCCCCGGCCCGACGCGTACAGCACTGCCTACAACGCCATGCAGCCCGCCGTGCGGTTCAAAAAAGCCGACTGCCTGGACCTACCTCCGGTGGTGACGATGGATCGGCAGGCGTCGCTGTCGAAGGAGCAGCGCGCGGCGTTCGACGAGATGCGCAACGTGATGCAGACCGAGGCGAAGGAGACCAAGATCACGGCGGTCAACGCCGCGGACAAGGTCAACAAGCTGCGTCAGATCCTGTGTGGCTCGGTGAAAGACCCGCAGTCCGACACCTACCTGACGATCCCGCATGGCCCCCGCACCGATGTGCTGATGGAGTCGATCGAGGAGGCAAGTGCCAAGGTGTTGGTGGTCGTGCCGTTCAAGGGGATCATCCAGGCGCTCGAGAAGGAGATTGCCAAGAAATTCTCTGTGGCGGTGCTCAACGGTGATGTGTCGCCCAAGGCCCGCGACGCGATCATCCTGGACTTCAAGACCCAGGCGGACCCGCACGTGTTGCTCTGCCACCCCAAGGTGATGGCCCACGGCCTCAACCTGACGGAAGCGGACACGTTGATTTTCTACGCGCCGATCTACAGCAACGACGAGGCGCAGCAGGTGACGGAGCGGTTCAACCGTGCCGGCCAGACGCGCAAGATGACCGTCGTGCGCATCGCGGCGCACCCGCTGGAGTGGGAGATCTACAAGCTGCTGGACACCCGCCGGGTGTCCCAGGAGAGCATCCTCTCCCTCTATCGCTCGATCACAGGTTGAGGGTGCTTGACACCAACACGAACCTGAGAGATACTACCCATCAAGCACAACATGCGAAGCGGGAGCGTACCAACCAAATGGACCTTGACCAGATAGTGCGGGTCTATGTGAAGATCCGCGACGCCCGCTCCGCCGCCGCCAAAGAGGCGAAGGAGCGCGATGCCGAGTTCAAGGAGAAGCTCGGCAAACTTGAGGCGGTGCTGCTGAACCACCTCAATACCACCCACGCCGACTCGGTGAAGACCTCGGAGGGTACCTTCTACGCCCAGGAGGATCTGATCCCGACCGGCTCCGATTGGGAGGCCTTCTACGCTTGGGTGAAGGAGCACGACGCGTTCGACGCGTTGGAGCGCCGCATCAAGAAGACCTTCATCGCCGAGTACATCGAGACCAACCATGGCGAGATCCCGCCGGGCGTCTCCATCTATCGCGAGCGCGTCGTTCGCGTTCGTCGTTCGTAACCACCCCACCAGGAGATACCAGCGTGAGCAACGCACTGGCACTGTTCGACAACCCCGCCGCCGTCCCCTCGCATGTCGCGAAGTTCATGGGGGAGGAGAGCAACATTGCGGACCGCGTGACGGTCCCGTCCCTCAGCTACGAGGGCAAGGCCTGGACGATCGTCCTGAACGGCGAGCGCACCCGGCTGGAGCGCAAGGACGCCGACGGCGAGACCGCGCCTGTCACCGTGTTCAAGGCGGTGATCCTGGACTACGGCAAGCGGCGCGGCCGCGCCTACTACGAGGGTGCCTACGACCCGTCGAAGCCCGGCGCACCCCTGTGCAGCAGCGATGACGGCATCACACCGGACAAGAACATCGCCGAGCCGCAGAGCTCGAAGTGCGAGACCTGCCCGATGGCGGTCAAGGGCTCCAAGGTCACCGAGAACGGCAAGGCGATCGCCGCCTGCTCCCAGCACCGCATGCTCGCCGTGGTGCCGGCCGGGCAGCTGGGCTTCGAGCCGCTGCGTCTGAAGATCAGCATCACCTCCGACTGGGACAAGAACGAGGAGATGATGAAGACCGGGTGGTTCGCCTTCAACAACTACACCGACTTCCTGCGCTCCAAGGGCGTGCAGCACACCGCGGCGCTGGTGACCAAGATGAAGATGGACCCGGACGCGGTGCATCCGAAGGTGATCTTCTCGCCGGACCGCTGGCTGACCGCCGAGGAGCTGGCTATCGTGGCTCCGGTCACCAAGTCCGAGAAGGTGCAGGGCCTGCTGCGCGGAACCTGGACGGCGGCCGGTGTGGATGGCGTGCGCCGGGACGACGACAACCCGGCGGCGCAGGTGCTGGCCAACCGCCCGGCGGGCCCGACGCCCGAGCAGATCGCCGCGGCTGAGCAGGAAGCCGCTGTGGCTGCGAAGGCTGCCGCCGATGCTGCGGCTGCGAAGGCCAAGGCGGATGCCAAGGCGGCGAAGAAGGCCGCTGCTGACGCCGCTGCGAAGGCTGCTGCCGAGGCTGCAGCGGCTGCCAAGGCCGCTGAGGACGACGAGGACGAGGGCAGCATTGTGCTGCCGGGCACCCCGGCCGCCGCCGCGGCTGAGACGGCCAAGCCGGTGGCTGCGGCTGCCACGACGTCCAAGCCCGCGCCGGCGGCAGCTGGTGGTGTGCCGGCCGATGTGGCAGCCCTGCTGAGCGATTGGGGCGAATAGCCTCTCGCACCCGGCGCCCCACGCGTGTAGCCTCCGAACCCCCCAGCCCGTCTGGGGGGTTCCCATCTCGGAAGCGGACATGACCCCTACGGAATTTCTTCATGCCGTTTGGCCGAGCTCAGGGATTTTTGTCCTGGCGACGCCGTTCACAATCCCAGGCACTTCTGACCGCACCTATGCCCACAAGACCTTCACCACGATTGCCGCGGCCGCGCAATACGCCGAGCAGGCGAAGGCCCGCTACGACCTGTTCTTCGGCATCCACTCGCTGCGTGAGCGGCAGGTGTGGAACCCGACCAAGGTCAACCGCAAGACCGGCGAGACCGGCGCTTTCGAGGTCCGCACCCAGTCCAACGCCTGTGAGGCGCGGTGCCTATACCTCGATCTGGACGTCGCGCCCGGCGACCCCCGCAAGTACGAGAGCCAGAGCGCGGCCCTGGCCGACCTGATCCGATTTTGCGCCGAGACGCAGATGCCCCGCCCTATGGTGACGTCCTCCGGCGGCGGGCTGCATGTCTACTGGCGGACCATGGAGGCCGTCCCGTCGGCCGAGTGGCGTGACCACGCGGTCAAGCTCAGGCACCTGACCAGACATCATGGCTTGCGCGCCGACCCGGCCCGCACCGCCGACAGCGCCAGCGTGCTGCGCGTGGCCGGCACCTTCAACCACAAGGACCCGCTCCAGCCGCGCCCTGTGCTCGTGCTGACGCCCGGGGTTGTGACGCCGACGACAGACCTGCTCAAGCGGCTCCAGGACGCCGTCACACGCGCCGGGCTGACCGTACGGCCGGCGCCAGTGTTCCAGCCTGAGACGGCGTCCCTACTGGGGTCCAACCTCACCGACGACTACACCGGCCCGCCAGTAACGCTGAAGGCGCTGGTGACCGCCTGCACGCAGGTGCAGCGGCTGGTGCGGCTGCGGGGCAACGTCTCGGAGCCCGAGTGGTACCACGGGATCAACCTTGTGCGGTTCGTGGAGAACGGCCGGGCCCTAGCGCACAAGATGTCCGAGGGCTACCCGCAGTACGACCACGCCGCGACTGAGGCTAAGCTGGCGCAGCTTGAGGACAAGGCGATCAAGCCAACATCCTGCCTCAAGCTGGCGGAAGTCTGCGGCGACGAAGCGTGCGAGTCGTGCCCGTTCCTCGGCCGGGTGAAGTCGCCGATCGTCGCCGCCCGGTTCAAGGACGACGCGCCGGCACCGCTGGTGCAGCAGGTCATCGGCACGACCGTGCACACCACCACGGTGCCGGCGCCCCCGAAGCCGTTCACCCGCATGAAGGGCGGCGGCGTGAGCATCTTCGCCAAGAACAAGGACGGCGAGGAAGTCCACACGGTCATCTACCCGTACGACCTGTACCCGCTGCGCCGGCTGGTCAACGCCGCCGCAGCGACCGAGCAGCAGATGTGGCGCGTGGTCCTGCCTCGCGAGGGCGACAAGGACTTCACGCTCGACGCCGATGCGCTCTATGACCGCAAGAAGTTCGTCCTGACCCTCGCCAACCACGGGATCTACCCCACCGCCGGGCACATCCCTTACCTGCAGGACTACATGACCGCATACATCACGGAGCTGCAGAAGCTCGTCGACTCGGAGGCGCAGTGCAACCACCTCGGCTGGACCGAGGAGCAGACCGCCTTCATCCTGCCGGACAAGATCCTGATGCCGGACGGCACAGCCAAGCCGGCCATGTTGAGCCTCGGCGCGGCGCGGGCCTCGGCCCAGGTGCACCGGCGCGGCACGCTGGAGAAACAGGTCGAGCTGATGCGCTTCTGGCGTCATCCGGGCTACGTGGCCAACCAGTTCGTCATCCTGGGCGGGCTGGCGGCGCCGATCTACTTCGCTACAGGACATCACGGCGTGATTCTAGGCGCCACCGGCAAGGCCGGCACGTTCAAGTCCAGCGCGCTCTACGCGGCGGCGAGCTTCTGGGGCCAGCCCGAGATGCTCCCGATCAACGGCACCAACAACGGGGCCACCGTGCGCGGCCGCAACGAGCGGGTCAGCACTCTCGCAAACCTCCCGATCTGCGTGGACGAAATCACCAACATGCTGGCGCGCGACGCCGTCGATCTCGCCATGGGGATCACGCAGCCTGGGCACCGTATCCGGCTGACCAACGAGGGCGTCGAGCGCAACGCCAGCGGCGCCTACAAGGCGACGATGATGATCACCACGGCCAACAACAGCCTGCACGGGTTGCTGGCCACCGACAACGCGTCAGGTACCGCTGGGTCCATGCGTGTGTTCGAGGTCGAGTTCGAGCACAACATCATCCACACCAAGGCCGAGGCCGACACCTACTGGCACGAGCTCAAGGAGAACTACGGCCACATCGGCGAGCAGTTCATGGCGTACGTGGTGAAGAACCGCGACGCCGTCGCTGCCAGGGTGCGTGACACCGTGCGCCAGATCGACACCGACGCCGGCATCAAGTCCAGCGAGCGGTTCTGGTCGGCCGCGATTGCCGCGGTCATCGTCGCCGGCGAGATCGCCGGGCACCTGGGGCTGCTGGCCTTCGACACCAAGGCGATCATGACCTGGGCGCTGACCAAGCAAATCCCGATGATGCGCGGTGTGGTGGTCGAGCAGTACAGCAGCCCGGTGGGCACCCTGGCCGATTACCTGGAGAGCATCCACGGGGACATCCTGGTGGTGAACAAGACGCACGAGGGGTCGAACATCTCCAACGTGATCCGCGCCCCGCGTGGTCAGATGCTCGGGCACTACGACGTTGAGCAGCGTACCCTGTGGTTGCTCAAGAAGGGCTTCAAGGACTTCTGCATCCGCACTGGGGCGCCGTTCCTCAACATCCTCGACACCCTGCACGCACCGACGCCGATGCCGGAGGGTCCATCGCAGCGCATCGTCCCCAACAAGCACATTCGCAAGACCCTCGGCGCCGGCACCGAGTACGCCAAGGCCCAGAGCTGGTGCTTCAGCATCAACATGGACCACCCGGAAATCACCGGGATGGTGAGCGCCAGCGCGGCGCCGGCAGCGGCCAAGCCCGCCTTGAAGGTGGTCGGAGGGACAGGCTGATGGGCCTGCGCCTCCTAGTCACCGGCGGCCGGCACTACCCCCATGTGGGGTACGTCTGGTCGGTGCTGGACGAGATCTACCGCCTGCGCGGTGTGGACACGATCATCCACGGCGCGAAGGGGCCGCCTTAGTCCAACCCCAACGGGAGCCCCTTGGGGGTCGACGTGGTCATCCCCAGCCGAGCCATCGCCATGAGACGAGCGAGGTTCATCTCCCTCGCTACCCGCTCCTGCGCTCCCTGGGGCTGGTCCGGGCGGAAGTACGCATCGAGGCCCCGCGGCGCCGCGGCAGCCGTCTTACTCGGCACCATCCCCTGCCGGAGCATCCCAGCCAGATGCTGCTGCACCACTTCCGCTCGAGCGTAATCCTCGTCGGTGCCACCCGTGGAGAACGCCCCACCCCCTGGCGCACGCGCAGTCATGTCCGCCGCCGGCTGCAGCACGGGCGAGTTGCCCGGCTCCGGCTTCACCGGGTACGGCGTGAGGGATCGCCCACCCGAGACCGCAGCCTGCGCCTCAGTCGTCACGCCGGGCGGGTAGAACGTACCACCAGGGTTGTCGCTGCTGGTCGCTCCCACAGTGGGGCGCCCCATGGTGTTCGCGGCGGCGATGACGTCACGCCCAATCATCTCAGCGGCCGGCTTGTTGAGCACGGCCTCACCAGGGGCCAGACGGGCCTTCACAGTGTCCTTGGTGCCGTCACCCCTACCCGGCACCCGAGCGGTGCCCTCGGCGAACCCAGGGGTGCCTGCGCCGCGCTGACGCTCGCGCTCCTGGTTGCTCATGTAGCGGGGGTCGGTGCTCCCCTGCTGCCGAGCCAGACCGGCCGGGCCTAGGCCCATCCCCATACCGGTCCCCGGCGCCGCGCCGAAACCGCCGACCCCGCCCGTGGTCGTCGGGCCCCCGAACGTGACGGCGCCGCCCGGCGACATCGTGCCCGGTGCGAGCGTGGGCGTACCGACCGGTGGGGTGGTGCTGGACGGCGTCAGGGACGCTGGCCGGATGGACGGCATCCGGATCGTCGCCGGGCCCCCAGGCATGCCGCCGCCGAGGAAGTCCTGGAAGTCCTGTTGCGTGCCGACGCCGGTGCGGCGCGCGGCAAGGCCAAGAGCGAAGGGCGACGCTTCCATCCCCAGCACCGTGCCCTGGATGCCCTGCAGCCGCGCGCCGGTGCGGGCGTTGGCCGCCTGGGCGCCGATGAGGCCGATCTGCGCCGGCGATTGGTCGTAGAGCGTGTTGGCGCTGGCCTGGGACCGGTTCGCATCGGCCATGGTCTGAGCGATCTGCGCATCGGTGAAGCTGGGCAGCACAGACGCCCGGACGTTGTCCAGGTTGGCGTTGGCGCGGCCGGCGACGCCTCGGGTGGCCACATCGCGCGCCATCAGGTCGTACTTGCGGTCGAGAGCCGCCTGGAAGCCGGGAGGGGGGCCGAAGCCTGCCATGGGGGTCTCTCCTTAGACGCTGGAGCTGTAGATGTAGGACGTGGACGTGCTGTCCGACGTCGAGGTGGATTCGCTTGTCGACCTGGACACGTTGGACGACGCGCTGTTGCTGTACGAGCTGGACCAGTTGATCGCGTTCAACGCGGCCGCGCCCAGCTGGGCCGAGACTTGCGCCCCGACCTTAGCAGCATCCGCAGCGAGACTGCGAGTGGTCAGGTAGAGGTCCGCGTTTGCCTTCGCGGCCGCCACACCGATCTCAGCGACGCGCTGGGCCTGCTCCGTTGTCGCCTGCCATTGCTTGGTCAGGGCGTCGTTGTAGGCCGAGATGCCGGCGACTTCGGCGCGGTAGGAGTCCGCCTGTGCGGAATTGAGGTCCGCGACCGCCTTGGACCGCGCCGCCTCGGCTTCCACCTGGGCCTTGTACCCAGTCCACTCGCTGTTCTTGGCGTCCAGCTTACCGCGGAACTCGGCGATCTTGGCGTCGGCGGTCTTGGCCCCGGCCTCCACCTGGGCGACGTAGGCCTGGACCTGCGATTTGAACGCCTCTTGCTTGGCGCCCTCGGCGCCGATCACCGCGCGGAACGCCTCGACGTTGGCGGTGTAGGCGCTGACCTTGGACCCGTACGCCCGGACCTGCTCGCCGTAGATGTTGATCTTCAGCTTCTCGATCTCGGCCTTGATCTGGATGGCGCTCAGCTCGGCCTTGTACGCCTCGACGTTGGCCAGGGCGGCATCCGTCGCGGTCTTGTACTGCTGCACCAGCGCGGTGTTGATCTGCGCCTTGGCGCTCTCGGCCTCCACCTGTGCCTTGTACGCCTCGACCTTGGCCAGCTCGCCGCGGATCTGCGCCTCGTAGATGGCCACCTTGGTCTTGTACGCGTCGAGGTAGGCGGCGTAGGCCCGCACCCGGGCGTTGTAGACCTCCACACCGGCCTGGGTGACGTACTTGGCGCTCTCGAACAACCGCTGCTCGACCTGATTTGTGTAGTTGATCAACGTGCTTTCCAGCTGCGTCGCCGTGGTCAGCGCCGCCAGCACGTTGCTCTGCTCGAGCTCGGCCTGCTTGATCATCACCTCGCGGCTGTGCCCGGCGTTGGCGTAGCCCATCTCGGTCTCGATCTTGAGCCGGGCGTCCAGGTACATGCCTGTGGGGAGGCTGAAGCCCATCCCCTCCATGCGCTCCAGGTTCAGGATGGCGTCGCGCATGGCTCGCGCCTCACGCTCCCGGCCGCGATCCCAGATGGCATTCTCGACGTCAGGCGCCAGTCCAGTGCCGCCGTTGTCGATGCGGTCCTGCAGCGACGTCTTGAGCGATGTCAGCAGCGCGCTGGTGTAGAGGGCCCCGGGGACGTAGGGCAGCACCGTCGGCGCCGGAATGCTCAGCTCCGGCACTTCTTCCGTCAACGTCGGGAGGGTCACACCATCGAAGGCGTAGGTGGTCAGGGACAGCAGGTTCGGCGCCGCCGGCAGCGTGTAGCTCAGCGTCGGGTAGACGAAGCCCGTGTCCACGCCGGGCGCGTCCGGGGCAGCCTCACTGAACGGTGTCGGCGAGGCCGGGAACGCCAGCACCGGAGGGTCAGTGTCGAACGGCTCCGGCAGCAGGTTGTCGATCGTCAGCGATTCAGCGAACGCCGCCGGCAGGCCGGGCAGCGACCAGACGACACGCTCAAGCGTCGGCGGGGTGGTGACGGTCAGGGCCGGGGTGGAGCCCACCGTGGGGAACACCGGCGTGATGGTGGGCGCAGCCAGCCCGGCGGTCGCCTCAGCAAGCGAGAGCAGGTAGGTGTCCGCCGCCTCGGTGCGGTACTGCGCATAGGCGTACATCGTGTTGGCGTCGCCGAAGATCAGCCCGCTCATATGCTCTGCTCCTACACATCACACCCACCAGGGCTACCCACTCGTGCGCAACATCTCACCGGTGTCACGCCGCACGTACCCCACCATCTGACAGAACACCGACCGGCTCGGCAAGGTCGGCGACAGGTTGAGCTGCACCCACACGGCGTCGGTGTCGGACGGCCCGCCGTTTTGGTACAGACTAAACACGTCGGTGACGCTGTTGCTGTACAGCACCCGCCAGTCGTTCACCCATATAAAATCAGGTGGGGTAACAACCTGCCGCCAAGATTTCATTGCCGGCCTGAACAGCCTTCCGTCGCGGGTGTAGAACTCCGCGGTAAGGGTGATGGAGACGCCCGGAGATGGAAACGCTGACCCACCGGGGTCTATGCTGTCGCGCACAAACTCAATCTTGTTTGCGCTTTGTGCGTTGAGCACCGATGTCGGCAGGCGAATCGTCTCAGTGCGTAGCCGGTCGAGCTCAGACCTAAGAGGGCCAGCATACCAAAACCTGGAATAATCGCCTGAGATATAGTGATTTCCGAACTCGTCATCACTGTTGTCTGAATCAGAAATTATGCTGTCCTGTGAGGCACCCCGGTCAGGTAGCACCGTTAGCACATCTGTGACCGGCGCTGTGGTGTCGTACCGCCTAGGGTCGTCGATGCCTTGGAACTTATCGCCGTCCCCAAAATACGCGATGTAGTTGACTGACAGCCACCCGACACCATCGAAGCTGGGCTCGCACGTCAGCGTGGCCACTCGCTCGCCGTTCACCAGCATGCCTACCACCGCTGTAGTGGTCTCCAGCGTCTGCAGAGACACGGCGATATACCCGTCGAGCATGACGTCGGTCAGCCGCTCAACTTTCGGGGGTTCCTGTGGTTGCAGCAGTTCTGGCCGAGGGAGCACCTCGATAATCTCGCGCCCAAACAGCCTATCGTAGCTGACCCGTACCGGGCCGAAATCGCGCATGACACGGATATGGTTCTGGCCGCTGGTAGCCTGCTGCTGCCGCGCTGCGCCGATCATCGACCGAATCTGCCCGGCAAACTCATTCAGAATCCGCGCTGCCGCCTGGGAGCCGGCGTCTGCCCCACGCACACGCACGACTGGCGGCGCCTGCATGACGTTCGGCAGGACATCGGTGCCCTGCTGCAACGGGTTTTGGAACCGCCTAAACACGGCGCTGCATCAGCAGGGGGATCATCTCGATCGTGTCGAGGTCGAACACCTGTCCGGTGCTGATCAGCTCGAACGCGAAATACCGGGCCCGGAGGCCCTTACCCACCTGCACCTTGGCTGTGCGCCGGTCCGCGACGACGGCGCGATAGTCGCGCTCGGTGCCGTCGCCTTCGATCACCCGCAGCACGAACTCGCCCTCGCCGTGCATGCCGAGGTACACCGCCTTGAGGCCGGCGAACCGCGAGCCGGCGAACTGGGCAAACCCGGTCTTCAAGTCAGCGACGATGCTCGCCCCGTCGTCGGTGTCCCCGTCCAGCATGTAGAGGCCGGAGCTCGACGCGGCGATGTAACGGCGCCCCATCTTCGCGAAGCTGTTGAACTCGTAGCCTGTGTACTCGGTGACCGCCGCAGTGCGCGTGTTGATCGCCCAGGTCGTCACGGAGCCACTGGGCTGGATGTACGCTGCGCTGAGCTCGACGCCCTCCGCGACGGTCGGGCTGAACACCCAGCGGAGCACGTCATCGTCGCTCAGCCCAAGCGTCTCGGCCGCCACGACCCGGAACACGATCGCCGGCGTGATCGTCTCGGCCACCTCGATCGCGTCGTCAAGTTCCGGGCTTACCACCTTCACCGCGGCGGCTGCAGGGGTGACCCCAACCGTCTCTGTCAGCGCGCCTGACAAAAACCGACTCAGCGCGTCGCTCAACCCCAGCGCCTGGGTCAAGGCGCGTGAGTAGACAGCGTTCGGCGCCAGTGTCTCAGCGAGGCCCAGGGCCTGCAGCACATAGACGCCCTGCACCGCAGTCAGCGCGGCCGCTGCACCTACCCCTTCAGCCATCGCGATAGGCTGCGCCACAGCCAGCGCGTCAGCAAGGCTGAGCGTGTCCGAGAGGGTGGGCGAGCCGGTGTAGCCGATAGCTTGGGTCAGCGCAGTGGCGATCGTCTCCACCACGACGCCGCTGGGCCGGTACGCGTACACCGGCGCGTCCGCACCCCCGATCGTGTCGTCCGCCGATCGCGCCAACACTCGAACGAGGTTCAGCGCGTCTCGGCTGCGAAAGGTATCCGCCACAGGGACGACCTGGGCGGATCCCGGCGCGTCGAGCGACCCCACGGTCTCCGTGAGCGTGTCGAAAAAGCCGTTACCCTGGCCCGAATAATCTTGGACGAACACGGTGTCAGCCAGCTCGGCGTCGACCCCGGTAGCCCGGACCAACAGCGTCACCGCCACCAGCCCGTTGTCGGATGGGCTGACGCTCCAGCTGAAGCTTCCGGTGCTGACCGCCTCTCCGCTATTGCGTGCCTGATACGCCCCAGCAGTCAGGTTGAGATTCTGGCTGCCGGTCCACATCGTCATCCCGCTCGGGGTCGACGGAGAGTAGGAGACGGACATCGCGTATGTAGTGCCGGCGGCGGCGAGCATCATCTCGCCGAACCGGGTCGCGGTGAGCGGCGCCGGAGCAACAGCCCCGGACGCTACGTTCGAGTAAGTACTCGTCGCCGTGTCGACGACGATCACAGCGCCCGCACTAGCGCGCACCACAGCGTAATGTAGCGACATCTGCACAGAAGCGCCTGCAGTGAACGTGTACGCTGTGCTGGCATCGCCGCTGGCCACGGCGTCTTTGCTGAACACAAAGAGCTTGCTGGCGTATGCCCCACTGACAGCGGACGCGTACGCCGACGTGACCTGTGTCCACCCAGCCGGTGGGGTCACGGTGGTATTGGTCGTCGTGTGGACGAACGCGAACAGCCCATCGTTGTCGGCGATGCCTGAAGGGGTGCTCGGGGTAGCGATCGTCGTCGACCCGTTGACGAACCCTGCCCCAGACCCCCCGACCCACGATATAGTGGCCATTCGCGGACGCCTTTACACTCAGACCGACGACGCCGTGAAGGTGTAGGTCAGCAGCAGCTCATCCAGGCTCTCGACCGCCTTCGACGTGCTGAAACGCGCCGCTGAGAACAACGTGCCGGAGGTGCCACTCTTGGTGCTCGTCGACACCAGGAACGCGCCGTAGATGGTCTTGGTTGCGTTGAACACGAAGCTGGCGCGCGAGGCGCTGTTCGTGATGCTCTGGCTGGACGCCGCGGCTTCGGTGTATTCCGGCCGAGTCGCCGAGGCGTAGGCCGTGCACTCGGTCGACGCCGAGGTGATCGTAGCCGCGGTCACCGTGGCCACCGGGGTGTAGTTGCCCTCGAACACACCCATGTACCACGTCGTGATCTGCGTGGAGCCGTGGAACATGATGTCGAGCAGCGCGTTGAGGCCCTCGTTCACCACAAGGTTGGCGTCGTCCCACTCGTCAATCACACGTCCGGCGCGGATGTGCTGGCCGTGGTAGCGACCCTTGGCGATGATGCCTTGCGGCTTGACGAGGCCGAAAGCGGCCGGGCGGATGATCTGGCTCATGTATCAGCTCCTCGAGAAGCGTCGGATCTCCGCGTCGACGTAATCCCCAATCCGCGCGGAGGACGTTGGGGTGCCGGCGCTATCAAGCACGCCGACATACTGGTTGACGCCGTCTTGCTGCCGGAACATCGCCGCAGCTGAGACCGCGCCTGGGAACAGCATCTGGGTCTGGGTGAGGTTGTAGACGGCCCCGCCGTCCTGGCACGCGCACAGCCCGCCGGTGGTCATCACCATCAACCCAGACCTCGTGGTGCTCTGGTTCGGCAGGATCAGGTCCGCCGGCAGCTCGACCATCGAGCCGGGCAGCGCGCCAAACATCTGAACCTGCGAGGTGCTCAGCTCGGTCAGCTTGTCGCCGCCCAGGAAATAAAGCCGAGACCGCGTACCCACGTAGATCCCGTTGGTGACCGCGCCCAGGACGGTGATCTCATCCTCAAACTGGAAAAAGTTCCTGGTCTTGTCGACGTAGTGATAGAGGAACAGCTCGGTTGCCCAGAGCACGTTGCCTTGCGCGAGGTATATCCGACCTTTGTACTGGGTCAAGGCTGTCGCCATCGGCGGTGCACCGAGCAGCTTGCCGGCAATGGCGCCCAGCGTCGTGGTGGGGTTGATGACCGGGGAGTTCCACTCGCCCGGCGACACCTGCGCGCCCCAGGCGCCGACCGTACCATCCCGGATCACACCGGACACCGTGCCGGACGAGAAGAACACCTGATCCCCGACCGTCACGTAGGCAATCGGATCGAGCCCGACGCCGGCCTGCAGAGTCTCGAAGCTGTAGTCCGGGCGGATGACCCCCAGCGCGCCGTCCTTAGCGCCATAGGTCGTGCCGCCGGCGGTGAACACGCTGTGGAACGCACCATCGGCCACCTTGGTGTAACCCCGACGGCTGTGCACCGCGCCAAGATCGTCCAGGTCGATGTTCTGCCCGCGCTCAAGCTCGTCAGGAGCAAGCCGGTCGGCAGGCACGGTGTTGCGGACGCCCTTGAAGCCGGACAGTGTGACGCTGTCTGGCGGCGGGGCCGGAGCAGAGCCGGACATGGTTCCCTATACCATCTCAGTGTATGATTGCACGGGACAAAAAGAAGCCCCCGGCACGAGGCCGGGGGCAGTTTGCGGGAGGGCCGGACAAGGAGAATGCACCATGCGATCAGCGGAGCGCCAACCACGGGAATATCGTGCCGAGACTTTCACCTGCCTGCAAGCACTATTTAGCGATCGAGGCGATCGCCGCCATCTGCTGCTCCAGCCGGGCCACACGCGCTTCAAGTCCTGCAGGCATGGGCGGCGCGGGCTGGGCTGGTGGCGGGCCTGCAGAGGCCCCGCTCACGGTCTGCACCGCCAGCCGCCAAGATGTGGTCCACGCAGTGCGCCGATCCGCGCCGGGGCGCCACCGGCGCTTGTAGTAGTCGTAGGCCTCCTGCTCGCTCTCCAGCGCGATGCGCGGCAGCGGGGCGGGGTCTTTCCACGTCAACATGCGGGCGAACGCGCAGGCCAGCTCGTCGCCAGCCGCGGTCGTGAACAGCCGCCACACCGGGTCCGGTTGAGGCTCCACGCCTACGCGCTGGCACAGCGCGACCGCAATCGGCCCGGTGCGCCCGTCCTGCAGGATCTCCGCGACACCGCCCATACGCTCGAATTGCCAGAAGCCGGTCGCGGGCCCGACAACGGCCGGGTCACCCTGGTCACGCACCTCCCCGGTGCCGGACTCCTGGATTTTGATCGCAAGCGACAGGCACGCCGCCTCGGCTGTCGCCGGGATGCCGAACTCCCGCATCAGTCCGTCGTGCACAGGCGCAATCAGGGTGCTGAGCAGCGTATCGAGGGTGAAAGCCATCAGGAGTCCCGCCTTCCGAACAGCGACCGGGTGACCGGGGGTCCGGCGGTCTCCGCCAGCACTGCCGCGGCCGTCGCCGCTGTAGTCAGCGCCGAGGCGTTCGTGGCGGCGATTCTGGTGTCCTTGGCTGCCGAGCCGGAGCTGCTACCCACCCAGTAGCCTAGCACCAAGGTGAGGGCGGTCTGCACCAGCTGCTTCGACCCCTCACCGATGGCCGGGTAGCCGAACTGCTCCGCCACGACCATCAGCGAGAACAGGGCCAGGATCACCGCCGAGACCATGGCTGACCCGTAGGCCAGCGGGGACTTCTGCGCAGCGAGCGTGGTCATGGTCGCCCGGGCGTTGGCCGTGTCCTCTACCGCGGCGCGCATCCGGGCGGTGATGGCCTCGTCGCGCGCCTTCTCTCGGTCTGCCTGGATGCGCGCAAGCTGCACCGCGATCTCGGCGCCCTTGGTGGGGTCCGCGAGCACGGCAGCCACGGTTGCGGGGTCAGTAGCGCCTCCGGTAACGGCCCGCACCACGTTCACGACCTGCCCCGCGGTCTCCTCAGCCCGGTCACCCCCGAACCACCCAGCGATGCCTGGGATGATTTGCGCGAGCAGCGGAATGAGCGCAGCAGCAATCCCGATCATGGTGCTCTCCTTAGTCCACCCAAGAGTCAATGGCCGCAGCGAAAATCACCCACAGCAAGAACGTGCCGACGCCGGCCAGTGCGGACCACACCACCACGACGTAATCGCGGCGGTTGCAATACAACCCGAGCTTTACCGCGACTGCGGAGCTCAGCGCCATAGCCATGATCACCTTGGTGGACGCGACATTCCAGGCGGAGGTGTAGATCTCGCGGAACGTGCCCGGGTCCAGATACCCGTCGTAGCTGAGCCGGAACACCATCACGCGCGTCTGCTCAACCATCTGCGCGGCAGCCAAGCCTAGGAGGCTGACCAAGAGGAGGGAGATTGCTGGACGGGGTTTGTGCCCTAGCGCCACGCGGCGCAGGACCAGCAAACTGACCGAAATCCCCGCAGCGGCAGAAATGATCGCGACGACGATCGCGCTGTAGACCCAGTGACTATGCCCCACAGTATCCTAGCCTTTAGGCGGTGGGTGAATCCCTGGGCGCAATGCAGCGTCCAGGAGGACCAACTCCGCCCGAAGCCGATCCGCCGCCGTCGCCAACCTTACCGTAGCCGCACGGGCTTGTCGCGATGTCTCAGCCCGTGAGGGGGCCTTAACGAAAAAATAACGTTTCAAATCACGCCACGAGAAGGACGGCATCACCATGTCACTCGTTCCGGGCATGAATTGCGTCCTTGAGGTTGGCCACGGCGTCTTTGACGCCACCCAGAGATGTGGCCATCAGCGCCGTGCTCGTCATGTGCTCTCGGATCAATGCCACCCTGGCCTCCCGTTCTTTTTGCAGATCGCGCCACAAGAACGCCACCGCGACCGCCAAGAGCACTGTGAGGATGGGCTGCCCATCAAGAGCCCGGGTGATGATTGCGTCCATCAGGGGGTCACGATACCCACATCACACGCCGGCGGAAGCGCGCGTAGTCGTTAGCGTAGCCCTTCGCCAGCGCGATGTCCGCCAAATTCGCTTCTGAAACGAGCTCTGCAGTAATCACATCTACATGCGTAGATGCATCGGCAATCACCGTCGGTGCTGCGTAGTCCCCACCGACCGTGTCACCGCTGGCAACTTGGTCAGATACTTGAGACGTTCCCATCCCTGACGCGTCTGCGGTGTCGTCTCCGGCGGCGGTGTCCAGCACGTCGGCAGTAGCCGCGGCGTCCACGGCGATGTCGTCGCTGGACACGCTCGTGTCGGAGACCAGCGTGCGGTAGATGCTGCTCCCGTCCAGCTCGAGGTCGTCCGAAGTGGCGCCGCCGTTCCCGGCGTCCACGACGAAGGTCGCGATCGCGTCCCAGGCCCCCAGGCTTACAGCACTGTCGGTCGAGATCAGGGTGAACGTCAGCGACTGATCGGTGATGTCTGCCGGCGTCGCGCTGTCCTGCACGACCTCGTTGAACGTCTGCTCGCCGGCAGAGACGACGTCGGCCGCGGCTACGGCCTCCACCACCGGCGCCACAGCCGCCAGCTGAACGAGCACGTTGATCCCGATGTCCGGGTTGACGGTGTCGCTGGTAGACCCCTGCCGCACACGCACCCCGGTCGGGCGGGGGAGGTCGTCACGAGCCGGCCGGCTGTCGGAAATGGTCCGGCTGTAGACCCGGTTGCCGACTACACCATCAGCCGCCACTACACTGTCTGCAGCCACCGAGGTGTACACCTGCGCCGCTGCGGCAGCGTCATCCGCAACACCCGCGTCTTCGGCAGCACCACCGAGCACCAGCGACGCAACGCTGACACCATCCTGCGACGACGCTACATCGTCACCCAGCGCGGCTGCCCAGGTGGACGACGTAGTAGACACGGGAAGCGTCGAAAGCGGCGCGCTGGATAGCGACATTTTTTACGCGCTCCCGCTTACGGCACCACGACCGATTTGATTTCACTGTTCGACCATGCCGCGTACCCGCTGGCTTGCGCAGCCGTGCGCCAGACGGTTGACCCGTCCGGTAGCTGCAACTTGAGGTCTTGCGGGTTTCCGGTGCCGCCTGTGGGATCGCCTGTGACGCGCATTTCCTTGACCGACACCGCAGACGGGAACGTGTAGCCGACGTATGCCCGAAGTGTGTTCGTCCACCTTGTCGTTGTTGCAGTGTTGTTGTCGAACGCGTTGGTAACACTACCCGAGCCGTTCTCGTTCGAGAAGCCCGAACCGCCTGTACACATGTTGGCACCACCAACGGCTGCCGCAAATTCCAATTCTGCGATATTAAGCGATAGCGAAGAACCGTCAGTCCGGAAGAACGTCAGGTTGCGCCATGTAGTGCTCAGGTTCGGCAAGCCGTCAGTGAAAGTCCATGACGTGAACGTACCGGCTACCCACGGGCTGGGCGACGCGCAGGACGCATAATGATAGAACGTCGTGCCGTTGTCCGAGTAGAACACATCAACCCCCTGACTATCCGGGGCACCTGTGATCCCACCAGTCGGCGGGGCCATCCTGAGTTCCCCCATCTTGACGGGGGAAGCAAACTGGTACTGGACCCAGGAGTTCACTGCGAATGTCGAGCCCCACTGCGTTGTCGTATTGTTGTCGAAGGCGTTTGCCGCAGCGCCCCCGTTTGTGCTGGACGCCGACGCAGTACCACCGGTGCATTGATCCGCCCCGCCAGCCGTGGCGGCGATCTCGATTTCACCGATAGACCAATCACTATTTCCCGCGCGGCGGGCCGCCATGATGCGCCAGTAGGTGTGTGCCGTGAGCATGAACGGCGGAAAGGCCGCCCCCATTTGGGGGGAATTAACGAACATGACCATCAGGTGCGCGTCCCAATGAGGTAAGCCTTAAGCCCCTTAGCGCCCGTGCCTGCGGCGTCCAAATCGAACGTGATCTTGGCCCACTGCGCCAAGCTGGCGTCGCTGATCACCGCTGGCGTTCCGGTCGTAGACAAGTCTTCACTGGCGTCAATCGTCGCCTTGGTCGAAAGCACCGTTGTCCCTGCTTCGTTCATATCCACGGTGATCGACCCGCTCGAACTTTGCGTCGTCACGCCAATAACGAACTGCGTCAGAGTGAACGCGAAAGGCATGTAGAACGTTGCTTTAGCGTCGCCGGTTGTGAGGGCCGTCGTCTCGTCACTCAGCGCGACGATGATGCACTCTGGCTGTTTGGCGACGGCATCCGCAACAAATGCCGTCGTCGCAATGCTGGTGTCGTTGTCGCCGGTAGCCGCTGTTGGCGCTGTCGGGCTCCCGGTGAGGGCTGGGCTCGCTAGAGGTGCCTTCAGATCCAGCGCCGCCTGAATTTCCGTGCGGCGCATAACCTCGGCCGCCGGGAGCACGCAAAACACATCCTTGCTGCCGGCGGCGAAACTGACCCTGGACCCTGTGCTCGACGCCAGAAGCGTTCCACGCGTCAGCGTGGTCGAGCCGGAAAGGGTGCCAGCCGTCACCTCCCACGCGCCTGTCGCGGCGTCGCTGATGCAATAATGCGTGTCGTTGCTGGTTCCTATGCCTACGGAAAATGTTTGGAACCCCGCAGCAGCCCCAGCCAACGTCAGCGAGCCCGTGCCCGTTGTGGTTGTTGTCTCTTTCACGCGGTCTGCGTAGATGTGCGCCACTTGCAGATCTCCTCGCGGACAGTCTTATTTTTCACGTGATGCTGAGCGTGATCGTGACATTCAGCGTGTCGCCGCTGGCCACCGCCCGGGAGGCCGAGAAGTCCGCCGCGTTGTAGAGCGTGCCGGACGTGCCGGTGTTCACCGTGCTGGTGAAAGCGCCGGCCACCGTCGCCGTGGCGTTGATGGTGTAGGCGATCGTGGAGGAGGTGTTCGAGCCGCTGGTGGTGGTGCCCCAGGTGATCGCCGGCCGGTTGCCGGAGTAGGGTGTCGCCTCGGTCCAGCCGGCGTGCGAGGCCAGCGTGTCGCCGACCACGGCGGTGCCGGTGCCCTTCAGGCCGGCGTACCACGTCGCGGTGTACGCGCTGCCCTTGAGGTAGGTGTCGAGGATGCTGGTCTTGCCGGCAGTGGTCACGACGTTGTGGACTTCTTCCGTCCACTTGACCTCACCGTCCGGGCCAACGCACTCGACGTGGAAGATCGCTGCCGGAGCGCGGAACTCATCCGCAACACTCGGGCGCATCGTGAGACCGCCGGTCGAGACGTCGCCGCTGCGGGAAATGTCGTTCATCGCTCTCTCCTTACGCGCGTGCGGCGCGAATGCGAATGGAAATGTCAGCCAACGTATCATCTGCTGGCTCAGGAAGTGCAACTGTCAAGCGATCAAGCGCGCCGATTGGAACCGCAGCGTTGCCTGTGGTCGCCAATGCAGGGACGGTGTCGCCCTGCTGCCACGTGTACGTCCCAACCTCGATGTCATTCACGTACACGTGGCCAATCGCCTCGTCGTTCGCCTCAACCCGGGCGGCGATGTACCAGCCGGCCAGATCCGCGCCGAGGATCAGCGCCTCGTTCGGGATGACGTCCAGCACCACCTCACCCGTGCCCGGCTTGCCGGTGACGGTGAGCACCCCGAGCCAATCCCCCAGGGGGCCGGCGACGCCGCGCGGGCCCTCGCCGATGACCGTGACGACATCCACAGCGCCTGTGGTGTCGACAGTGACCGTGCTCATCGTGTTACCTCCGGGGTGATGGTCACGCTGCCCTCAACCAGCCGAGTGACGAACCCAGTGCTGTCCTCCAGCTCCAGGTCGTAGACCCCGGCCTTGAAATCTATGTCATCAGTCACCGTCGCCGCGGCGGTGACCACGATTGTGCCTGCCGTTCCGCCCAGCACGATGTCGCCGGCGGCGCTGGTCAGCGACAGGGCTGGGGGATCCTCGCTGCTGTGCCGGCGCCGGACCTGCATCCGGGCTGTGTAGCCTGTCAGGTCTACCAGCGCGCCTGCACTGTCCTTCCAGATGAGCGACAGACGAAACGTCGCGCCCTGCTCGATGGTGATGTCATGCGATCCTGCGGTCATGCACCACCTCAGAAATTGGCGAACGCAGAGAGGCCCCGGCCCCCCGCGTCGCGGATGTTCGTCCCGATCGGGACATCCAGTGCGCCGGCCTGGGCTCGAGCCGCGGCGCGGGCGGCGACCGTAGCGCCGATGCGAGGCATCACCGCGTAGGCCGGGTTGTTCTGATCGAACCGCCGGGCCGTCGTCAACCATTCCTGCGCATCGGCGCGGTCGCCGCGCTCGATGGCTTCCGCGAGGTTCTTGCGGATGTTGGCCGCCTCGCGAGTGATCACCCCACGGCGCGACACCTGGGTCATGCGCGCCTCGCTGTATTCCGCGCGCTCCGCGGGGTTGAAGCCGAGGGCCTGGGACAGAATGTCGTTGGCCCCCACCGACATGGGCAGCCGGTTGCCCTGCTGGTCCTCGTACCCTCGCGTACCCATCCGGTACGCCGCCAGAGGCCCCCGGATCGCGGTCGGGACCAGCTTCTGCATACCCTCGATCACGTTGCCTCGGAGCATGTCTCCGGCCCCGGACACGACGTTGGACAACATACCCACCGGGGCGCCGGCGGCGTCGACTGCGAGATCCTTGAACGCGTCCTCGAACTTCCGGCGGTCAGCCAGGAACCGGGAGAAGGGGATGATGTTCTGCTCGCCGGCGCGTTGCGACAGGTCGATGCCGGCCGCCCGAGGCGCACCGCGCGCCAGCACCTCAGCGACGTCTTTCCCGAACACACCGGCGAGGAAGTTGCGCCACGCGGCGTTCACGTCGTAGGGCTCGTCGTCCCCGTCGAACGCATCCTTCAGGTTGTTGATCGCGGCGGCCATCAGCGCGGCCCCGGGCAGCCCCAACGAGCCAGCCAACGTCATCACCGCCGTGGCGTGCGCCGCCAAGAACCGGCGGGCCTCGGCCTTTTCGTCCGGCGTCTTGGCGCGGTCGAAGAACGCCGCGGACATCTCCCGGTACATCTTCTCCATCACCTGGAGGTTGTACTGCATGAAGCTGGCGGCCAGCGGCGTAGCCTGCCCGAGCACACCCGTCGACCCCGACGCGCGGGAGATGTTCGACGGCGAGTAGTCCAGCATCGACTGGTGGATCGTCCGACCCACGTAGGCGTCCAGCTGCTCGCGGGACATCCCGCCCTTCTTCTCCGCCAGATCTCGTGCAGCCAGCGCCGCCACAAGGCGGGTGAACGTCTCGGAGTACATCCCCGCCGCGCCAGCGTAGCGCAGCGCCCGGTCCACCGACGAGTCCTCCCGGCGATCAGCGATGCGCCCGAGCTCACGCGAGGCGCTACCGATGTCAATCGCCCCGGTGTTCACCACCCGGGACAGGAACTCCTTGGTCGCAGTATCGTCGCCCAGCGCGGCGTCGAGAGCCTTCTGCGTGATGGCGGCGTCCGCGGCTTGCCGGCCGGATACCTTCAGGCCCTCCGAGAAGGTCGCCTTGATCACCTTGAACGCCGTTGGCGTAGCCTTGGCAATCGCTCGGGCTGCGCCGACGAACCCGTGCTGCTTGGCCAGTTCGGGGGCCAGAAGCACGCCCAACTGAGTGAGGTTGATCAGCACGTAGGACGGCGATGCGCCGAGGAAGTATGCGTGGTTGACGGCCCGGATCTTGTCGATGACCGACACGCCGCTACGCAGGTCGCGCTCGCCCTCCCGGGTCGAGATCTCATCGAACGCCTGCTGCATCTGCAGCACCTGGGGTACCGGCGCGGTGCGCTTGGCGGCGTCCACCGCGGTCCGCATGTCCACGAAAGTGTTCGAGACCTTCGCGGCCTGGGACAGATTGGCGAGGGCCAGGATCGCGATCTTCGATCGCTCAGCGTAGTTTGTGGGCATGTCCTGGCTGAAGCCTGACACGTACTCACGATGCGTCAGTACCTTCGCCAGCGCGGTGTCCGGCAGCATGTCGAGCGCCGTCTCGCGGGCCTGGGAGACCAGCGTCTCGCGCAGTTTGTCGAGATCCTTCTGCACCTGGGGGTCGGCGTCCGGCGGCGCGAAGAACTGCGGGCTCGAGCGGATGCGCTCCACGTAGTCGGCGAGCCACTCCGGGTCCACCTCACTGGAGTGCGTCTTGTCCCGGCGGTCGCCACGGATGACGTCGGAGCCTGGATCGAGCAGCCCATCCTTCTTCAACTGCGCGACCACGGCGTCGAGCGCGATCAGCTGGTCAGGGCTGTCCACCCGCATGAACACCTTCGGGTTGGTCGCGTCGGTAGCGATCGTCGCATCCGTGAAGCCGGCCGCCTGCAGCGCGGCGCCAATGCGCTCAAGCGCCGCGCTGTCCGCGACCTTGGTCTTCTTGCCCTTGGCGTCCTGCGTCTCCTTCACCCGAGCCCGGAAGGACATGAAATAGTCGCCGGACCGGCCGAGATGGAAGTACGGCGCCTCGTTCGTTGCCCGGACGCCTTGCTCGATGTCCAGCACGCGCTTGCGCAGCGCGTTGACGTGTGCCGACGCCTTGGTGTCCGTGCCGCCACTGGCATCGAGATACGTCTTCGTCGCGGCCACACGGTCGTTGAGCGCCTTCAGCCAGTACGCCCGGGCGTCCTTCGGCGACTGGTGCAGCGACGCCGTCTCCAGGAACTTGTCCATCGGGTCGACGTCCGACCCTTCGACGCCCTTGGTGTAGACGGGGTCGGACTGGATGAGGTTGTGCAGTGAAGTGAGCATCGTCGCGTAGTGCAGCGCGTCGTTCACGTCGCGGAAGCTTTGGTACGCCGCCGCGCCCTGACGCTGCTTCAGCGTCTGCCACTTCGCGTTCGCCGCGTCGACGCGCGCCTTCATCTGCGCCTCGTTCGACGCGCCGTGCAGCCACGTGTGGGCCCTCCAGTCCTTCTGCGGGTCGATGCGGTAGAACGTCTCCGCCATCAGATCGTTGAGCGTCTCCGCGGCCTTTGGGTCTTTCGTCGCCAACGCCTGATGCTCGGCCCAGGTCGCGGCAAACAGCTGCGACAGGCGCGAGCTGATCGCGGTGCGCTGTCGGAACACGTTCTGCATACGCTCAAGCAGGTTGGTGTCGCCGCCGATGCGCTGGCTCTGCACGGACACGCTGTTCGGCCCGACCGTCGGAAACAACTTCCCCCAGGTGTCGGCGATATGCGTCGTGCTCGACACGTACATCGCGACCTTGCGTGCAGCCTGGGTGATGGTTGCCTTGCCGGAGACCGCGTCCACAGCGGCGTCCTTCGCGGCGACCACACGATCGAGCACGGACGGCAGTCGCTTCGTCACCGCCTGGATAGGCGACAGCGACTGGCTCGTGCTGGTGTCGATCGGGCCCTGTCCAGCCGCCTCTCGCCACGCCGCCCCGACGTTCTTCGGCATGTTGTCCAGGAACGTTTTTACGCTCTGCGCCGGCAGCGCGTCACCGGAGAGCTTGCTCACCAGTGTCCGCATCGCCTTCGCCACCGCCGAGAAGAACTTCTCGACCAGCGTGAGGGGCTTCGCGCTCGTGGTTGCCCACTTCGACACGTTGTCCGAGAACCACTCCGGGAAGCTCGTCCAGTAGCCGGACAGCTTGGTGTCCGGCGCGATTTCAGCGGCCGTAGCCTCACCCGTCTCCTGGTTGCGCAGCGACCGGATCAGCTCCTGTGCGTTCATACCTTTGGTGCGCGTCAACCACGCTTCGTACTCGGTGCGGATCGCAGCCTTGGTCTGCGCATCGGCGTTGCGGTAGGCCACTCGCTCAACAACGTGCCCGACCTCATGCGCAAGCGTCTCAAGTGTGCGCGCTTCGGGCATGCCGGGCCGCACCGAGATGTAGAAGTCCTTCGAGCCCTGACCAAACGGCCGGGTCGAGCCGTCCTCCCCAAGCGTCAAGCCTGCTGTATTTGCCGCGTAATACGGCCCATTGAGATTCAGATCACTACGCGAAGCCCGGGCGTCGTCAGGGTGCATCACAAGCACGCGCAGCCCACCAAGCCCTACCTGATCCAGTAGACCTTGAACGTACCCGACGTACTTCGAGTCTACATTCGCGGTCGCGACCACCTGCCCTGCGTTGCTGCTGAACGGGCCGTTGGGTGCAGCCAGGAACGCGGCCATGTCCGCTTTCGCAAACTGCTCGCGCACAGCGTTCAGACGCGCCAGCACATCTGTGGTGAACGGCCCTGTAGGCTTCGCGTCTTTTACGTCTTTGATTGTGTAAAGCCCGCTTGCGCGGTCTACGCCGACATAGATTGGGTTGCCGGTCGAGTACCGCTCACCGGTGAGCGGGTTTGTCTTATACTCCGCCGCTCGAATCAACGCGGTATCCGCGTCGTGGAACACGACCTCACCGCCGGACACCTCAGTCGCGATCTCCTGCGCCCATTTCGGAGGTGCGGTTTCGGCCGCCGGTCGGGCCCGCGCCGCATCGTACGACTGCAGCACACCCTCGGCAGTCCGCTGCGCACCGGGGCGCTCAGCCTCGAGATCCTTCAGCGCCATCTCCGCGCGCTTGCGCAGCGGCGTCGCGATCTCGGTGTCCGTCAGCATGTCCCGCACAGCCATCACTGTCGGGTCGGCGGCCAGCCGCGCTTGCTTCTCGGCAGCAGCCTTGGCGCGAGCGGCCTCAGCGTCCGCTTGCGTGCGAGCCTTCTCCTGCTCAACAACCCGACGATCCCGAAGCACCGCCTGATAGTTGGCCAGCATGGTCCGCGCGGACTCGATGTCCAGCTTGCCTCGAGGGCTCTCCGCCAGCTCTGCGGCGCGCAACCGGGAACGCCCGGCCACCTTCTGGTCGTCGGCGATCGCGCGCAGCAGCTTGCGAAGGTTCGTTTCGTCCGGCGCAGCAGGAGCGGGCGCAGGGGCGGGAGCGGGCGCAGGGGCGGGAGCGGGCGCAGGGGCGGGAGCGGGCACAGGGGCGGGAGCGGGCACAGGGGCGGGAGCGGGCGCAGGGGCAGAAACGGGGGCCGGCACGGGAGCGGGCGCAGGGGCAGGAGCTGGCGCAGGGGCAGGAGCTGGCGCGGGGGCAGGCGCGGGAGTGGGCGCGGGAGTGGGCGCAGGGGCAGGAGCTGGCGCCGAGACCGGCTCCACCACCGGCGGCGCAGATGGGGAGATGTCCTGCGTGGCGACGTACTTGCGAAGGAACGCCTCGGCGGCCTGCTGAGACCCTACCGCGCCGCGGTCGATCTTGTTCAGGACCGCCTGACCTTCGGCCTGCAGACGCTTCGGTGCGGTCGGCGCGTAGGCCACCTCGTGAACACGAGACGCCAGGGTGCGCGGCTTCTCCAGGCCGAGCCCGGGCTGATCCGGCACATACGGCTCGATCGCCGTCGGCGCGGCCACGAGCGGCTGAGGTGCTGTCGCCGGCCCGGTGTAGCGCGCGATGATCCCCGCGGCATCCTGCTGCGCGCCAACGAAGTTCGCGTTGCGCCCGCCGTCTGCGGAGACACGCGTCAGGCGCTTCAGCACAGCTTCGGCGGACCGACGCAGGCCGGGAGTGATCGTCGTATCACCGGCGATCGTCTGGAGCTGCGCGCTCAGGGGCGCCGGCGCTGCCGGGAGCGGAAGCTGGCTCTGGCCGGTATCTTCGAGCCCGGGCAGCGAGAGCTGGCCTGCAGGGGCGGGTGCCGCCGCGACCTGCGGGCCGACAGGTGCGGTCGACGCCGGGACGTCCAGCAGCGCGGGCTGCACAGCAGCCGCGGACTCACCAGCCGTGATCGGACGCTGAGCCGCGATTGCGGTCTGTTCGGCCTCGGCGGCCGCCGCCTGCGCACCGGCCTGGGCTCGCCGGTCCGCGACCGCAGCCTGGATCTGCTGCAGCTCCTTAATCTTGGTGACTTCGGCCTCCGCGGCGCGGAGGGTCGTCGTGGCGTCCGGGCCGGTCGCGCGGGCCGCGCGTACCACTTCCCGTTGAGCCGCCTGCAGGTCGGCGCCCAGGTCGCGCTCCATGCCTTCCTTGTCCAGAAAGCCGTAATGCTCCCCGAGCTTGCGGAGGGTTGCTGTCTCTTTTCCCTCCCGCAGCTGCTGCTCCACCGCGTCGGCAAGGTCCACGTCGTTGGTAGCCTGCACAGTCTTGGTGAATTGCGACGCCTTGCCTGCAATCTTCGCAGCCTTGGCCTGCATCTGCGTGATGGCGCTGCGTGGCTCCAGCGCGGCGGGCGGCGCGGCCGTACCTTCCGGGGCGGTCTCAAGCGTGGGCGCCGGCGCGGCAGCGGCCTCCGGCACCGGCGGCAGGGGCAGTACCGCCCCCATCCGACGCTGAAGCTCATCAAGCGCCGCCGTACGGTCTACCCGGTCATCGAACGTACCCTGACCGCCCTGCGTCGCCGCGCGCAGCGTCGTTTCCATGTTGGCGACCTCGTCGGTCCCCATGCGCGCGAAGGGGCGCGGCGCCAGATCGGCCTCGGAGAACAGCCCGGGCTGCTCCACCGCGGGCTGCGCCGGCGCTCGTCCGTTCAACTCATCCAGCAGCGCCGCACGGAGGGTAGATTCCTGCTGCGTCGCCGTACCGGCCTGGATCTTGGCCTCAACCGCCTGCAGCCCCTGCAGCAGCGCGTCTTCCGACTGGCCCTCAAACGGCCGCGCGGACAGCCGCTGCGCGGCGGGCTCCGGCACGCCCTCGCCGCCAAGATCCAGGCTGGGCTGCGCCGCCGCGGCCGGGGCCTGCGTGAGCGACCGGTCCACCAGCGCCGTCAGATCCTGGTCCGTAACCGCGGCCGCCGGCGTCTCGCGTGCTGCACGCATCTCAGGCGTCGTGGCCCGGCGCACGCCGGCGGCGCCACCGAATACACCACCCACCGCACCACCGGTGAACATGGCGTCGATGACGGCGTTCGCCCGCTGGCCCATCGGGAGATCGGAGCGGAACCCCTGCTCCATCACCGTCTGCAGGCCTTCGGTCGGCACTTCGGTCGCTGCGCCGACGGCGGCACCGGTCGCCACGCGCCGGGCAAGATTTCCTGCCTGACCTCGTGCAGCGATGCGGCCCAAAGCCGCCGGCTCCACCGCCTCCAGGCCCGCGTAGATCGGGCTGAGTCCTAGGGCGGCCAGCGCGTCCCCACGTGTCGGGTCGCCGCGCTCCACCGCCTCCCGGTACATACTGCCGGCAGCCTGCGGCAGTCCTGCGATCTGGGCCCCTAGGAACCGGCGTGCAAGCTCCCCGCCGGCCTGCTCCGCGGCGGCACCCGCCAAGCCTCGGCCCCCACCGATCACAGCAGGTGCCGCTGCTCCAAGCCTCGTCAGCGCCGCCGGGACCGCGGCCTCCGGCAGCAGCAGTCCGCCGAGGATCGCCGCGCCCATCTGCGGGATGTTGCTCGCGGCCTGATACCCAAGCCAGGGGAGCACCGACGCTCCACCCTCACGCCACGGCGCGACATCCAGGTCGGGGCGGCCCACTTCGCGCGCCCGCGCCTCGCGTGCGTCAGCGACGCTGCGGCCGTAGCTCTCCAGCCCGCCGATCCCGGAAGCCTTGCCAACGGCCTCCAGCGCCGATCCGGCAGTGCCTACAAGGTTCTGCCAGCCGGCGGCGAGACCACCGCCGAGCACACTAGGCTGCTCCGGCGTCGCGATGCGCGGCAGGTACCGCTCCATCTGGTCAGGTGTCAGCGGAGCAGGCGCCGGGCCGTTGCGCTGCAGCCGGCCGGTCATAGCGTCGATCTGGAAGGGCAGGTTGGCGCCCCAGGAGCCGCTCATGCGGCTACTCCACGCCCATGTTCAGCATGGGGTACGGCGACGACGAGCGCGTGACACCCAGCAGCTCGCGCCGCAGCGCCTCCTGCGCGGCCTGCTGCCGCGGGCCCGTAGGCATCTGGTTGATCGCCTGCTGCTGCTGGTTCAACTGCTCAAGCAGCAAATACCCGGCCGCGTCCTGCGAGCTGGGCGGGCGCAGCGGCGACGGGATCCGGCCTAGCAGGCTGTCCAGCTGGCCCGCCGTCATCGTACCGCGGTTGGCGGCGACGAACGCCGCGATCGGGTTCGTCCGCGGAGCCTCCGCCTGGGGTCGGGCCGCTGGGGCCGCCGCAGCCGCCGGCGCGGCCGGGACAGGGCTTGCCGTTTCCTGGGCCACCCGCGAGCCGAACGCCCGCAGCAACGGCTGCAGCACTGCCTGATTGGCGATCGACGCGGTGCCGACGCCTACCGCCTGCATCCGCGGCAGGACACCCGCGAGGCCGCCCGCCTGATCCGCCGCCTGCCGGTAGGGCAGCGTCGCCCGGCTTGACGCCGAGTTGGGATCGGCCACCTCATCGTAGGTGCGCGCGATCACACCCGGGACGGCCATCAGCGCGGCAGCGCCGCCGGCGAACCGCGCGACAGGTGCCACCGCGCCCCAGGCGCGAGCACCGAGACCAGCTGCCGAGGAGGCATCCGCGCCGTAAGGCGCCAGCGTCGGGAGATTTCGTGCCAGCCAGCCAGGGTTTGCAGTGGCTGCAGCAGCAGCCGGCGCGGCTGCCGGGGCGGCGCCGCCCATGAGCCCGCGAACACGCTCGACAGCAGCCTGCGCTTGCGGGTTCTGGCCTGCACGAGCCCGGTATTCGTCGATGTCCCCGAGTGCTTGGTACGCGGCGTCAATCGGCCCAGCCATATTAGGTCTCCCAGCTGAAACCGTTGCGGCCGAAGCCCCACTGCAGCGGTGTGAACATCTTGCGCAACGCTTCTTTCCTGGCCTGCGTCACATGCCCGTCGAACAGCGCGCGGAACTCGTGAGCCCGGCCAGGATTGCCAGCGTCGTGGTCGTTGATGCGTAGCGCGAGATACGCTGCCCAGTCCAGCATCTCGATGTGGTGGACGGCCGGAATTTCGGGTGAGACGTTGAGATTCGACGTGCTGAGGTCGTCCAGCGGCAGCCGGACCACCCGCAGCCGGATCGTGGATGCGGCGTAGGTCGCGCTCGGGGCCGGGTAGACCCGCAGCGTAACCGCGGTGCGCTGGCCGTCCGGGTCCTCGCTGATGCTCTCGTCGGTGCTGTAGGCCAGAGGCTTGCCGGCCGGCAGCTGCGACAGCTGCGCGGGGTCGAAATAGACCCGATCCGGGGTCTGGACCGTGCCGAACGCCGCGTGCCCGGCGCGGGCCAGATCGCCAGGATCGGCCGGAAACTTCGCCGAGATGACCGCAAGCACTGAGGTGTGAAGCGTATATTCGGTCTGGCCCTCGACCAGCGTGACCAGCGTCGCGTCAGCGGTTGTGCTGTCGCGCAAAACGAGGCCGAGGCGGGCAAACCGCTTCTGGGCCTCGTCGATATAGCGCACCAGGGTCGCGTCGGACCACAGCCGGTCTGTCACCCCAGAGATCCGATCACTGCGGTCGTGCAGGATGTTTTCCCGCAGCTCGGTGAGCAGATCCTGGAGCTTCATCTACGACCTCAACCAGACACGATCCGGTAGGGGTAGCGCATCTGGTCGCGGTAGCCCAGCACTTGCTGCGTCTGGGGGTCCATCACCGGCATCGACATCACCGCGTTGTCGAGCACCTCCTTGACACTGAGCGAGACCGTGACCGGCTCGCCGGTCTGGATCAGGTACCCGCGGCCGTTGACGCCGATGAACAGCCCGGTCGGCGGGATCGCGTCGTTGCGCTCGAGGATGATCTTGACCGTCTCGGCTTTGGCCGTCGCGGGAGCCTTCTTGTGCGCCTTGGGCGCCGGCGTCGGCACCGGAGCGTCCTCGAAGTCTTCCACGAGATTCTTGCCTATGTCACTCATCATCCGTCTCCTGGACAGCTGTGTTGAAGCTGCTGGAGTAGTCGTCCATCGGAAGCGCCTTGTCCAGATTCTTCTCCAGGAACCTCATCACCTCCGCCACGTCCTTGAAGGCGTAGCACACCTTCGGGTCGCGCCACGGGGTCTTCATGTCGCTGTTGCGGTTGGCCTTGACGACCGCCGGGTCGGTCATCTCAACCTCGTATCCGTTGGCCAGACGTTCGATCGTGCACTTGAACTCAGGCATCAGCAGTCTCCAGCGAGGTCGATGCGGGCGGGGCCCCAGGGATGCGGAAAGGGGCCCCGCCCGCCCGGATCAGCCCAGCGCCACCCAGGAGATGGCCTTGGAGCTGCCGACTGCAGTCGCGGAGATCGTGATCGTGCCGTCCGTGTTGATCAGGATGGCGGAGCCGGTGTCGATCGTCGTGGTGCCGGCGGTGACCGTCTTGATCGAGTTAGCCGCGGCCATGCCTTCGACCTTCTCCCAGACGATGACGTCGGTGGAGTTCACCACCTTCACCCAGCGCGCCTTGAACCCAAGGGTCACGACGGTGGCGGTGTTGTCGGAGGTGAACGAGCCGGACGAGAAGTTGTCCACGCCGGAAGACTTGGACGTTGCGGTGACGGTGGCCATGCGGGCCTCCTATGCGATGAGGTTGCAAAGAGACGGGGGGCCGAAGCCCCCCACCTCATCAGGCGGTCGCGCCGACTTCGAGGCGAGCCATGAAGGCTTCCTGGAGGATCACGGTCGCCGTCCACAGCTTCCAGCCCACGGTGCCGCGCTGCGCCAGCGGGTCGCCGGCGGCCGGCTTCGGGTTCACCACCATCGGGGTCATCGAGGACTTCCCCTTCAGCGGCACGATGCCGAACGCGTCACGCCCGAAGTACAGGATCGGGTAGATGTCGCAGGCCGTGTTCGCCGTGGTGTAGCGCAGGCTGTTGGTGACCGCGGTACCGCCAACGTCGGGGATCGCGGCGACCACCGTCGAGGAGAGGTAGCGAACCTGCTCGACCGAGCCGATCTCGCCCTCCATCGGGCTGGTGTGCGGGCCGTAGTCCGCCACCGGCTTGAAGCCGGTCATCAGGCGGATGTCCGTCTCGCAGTCCGGGTGGCACACCGCCATGTACGACGCTTCGACCGACTTCGTGTTGTAGTCGGCCGTGGACGCGATCACCGAGGTGATCTTCTTGGCGTTCTGGCGGTTCAGCGCGGTGGTCACGCGGCGCTGGTCGGCGATGGCGATCGCCGTGATGACGTTGGAGCGGCCCGCCACGTTGTTGGCGTAGAACACGTTGGTCCCAGCCTTCAACACGTTGTAGCGCAGCGTCTCGACGGTCAGCGCCGCCTGCTCACCCAGGATCTCGGTGGCCTGCGACAGCACGGAATCGGTGTGGGTGTCCTCCACCACATCAGTGATGGTGACGTAGTCGCCGTACTGCGCCAGCGTGACGGTGTAGTCCTGGTTGGCCAGCTTGCTGCCAGACGGGGTCACGCCTTCAACCAGCGGCGTGGTCGCCACCGGAATGTAGAAGGAGCCGGAGCCCGTGCCGGCCGAGCCGGTCGCGCCGGACAGGAAGTAGCGGCGGAACTTCGCCGTCTGCGTCGAGTTGGTCGGCAGCGGGTAGGTCTGGCCGAACTTCTCCAGCTGCAGGTACGGCATGGCGCGCTTCAGCATGCGCACGACCGAATAGGCGGCGACGGCCGGGGAGATGTCGCCGTAGTTCGTGGTCTGGGCCATCTATGTGGTCTCCGAGAGGGTTCAGGCTTTCCCGGCGAACGCCTCGAACGCGGCCCCAAAGTCACTGGGGTCGATGCCCGACGAGGCAGGCGCCGTGTGCTTGGAACCGACTGGGGCCAGCGCAGCAGCCGCTTTCATGGTTGCTGGAGGCAGCTCGGTCACCTTTTTGGGGGCCGCCGCCGGCGCCGGCGTGTTCGCCGGGGCGCCCGTAGCAGCCCGCCACCGGCCGATAAGGTCTGCAACCTCATCAGTCGTTCCCGCAGTGATGACATGTTGGTACGCGGGCTGCAAGTACTTCGGCTGTTCCTCCACCCAGGCGATCACCTTGTCCCGCACCGTGTCGTAATCCGGCACGGTGGAGGTGAGGTCGGTGAGGTGGGTTCGGGTCGCCAGCGTGCTCACCGTCTCCATCACCGGCGACAGGGCGCGCTGCACCTCGTTGAACACGTAGCCAACGATTGCGCGATACTCGGCCCGGCGAATCAGCGCCTCAGCCTTGGAGACCTCCGGCCAGTCCTTCTGGTACTCCGCGAGGAACGTCTGCTCCTCCGGGGTGTAGATCGCCGGTTCATCCGTGGCCGGTTGCTCGGCAGGCGCTGCGGCGGCCGGCGCGGGGGCGGGCGCCGGCTCCTTCTTCAGCAAGTTGCCAAGACGTGCCAAGATGTCGTCATCGGACGGCGCCGCGGGAGCGGCCGCGGGCTCCGGCGAGGTGATCGTGTCTGCGGCCGGCGCCGGCTCCTGACCGTCCAGCGGGGCGATCGAATCCTGGCCTTCCGCCGCCGCGACGGTGTCGGCCGCCGGCTCCGGCGCCGCAGCGGCCGGCGCTCCCTCCCCGGGCAGGGTCAGCTCGGCAAAAGCCGCCGCGAAAGGGTCGAGCTCCGGGGCCGGCGCCGTCACAGCTTCGGACATGTGGTCACTCCTGGGTCGTTGTCTGGGAGGCGAAGCTGGTGCGGGTCAGCATGTCGGCCACCCGCTTGTAGGCCTGCGCCTCACCCTGCATCTTCTGGAAGTCGGCGGGGTTGCAGGTCAAGAGGTTATTCTTCGCATCTTCCAGCAGCAAGTCCATCAGTTTGGCTATCTGCTGGATTTCATGCGGCGGCAAACGCTGCCTCAGACCATCAACGACGTCCTGCTGGCGCCGTTTGCGCCCCATCACCGGTGCTAGTGTCACCATCGCTCATCCCCCGTTCGAGTGCATCCAGAGCGGTGGATACCGCCGTGGCGTCGGCCGCAGCCGTGTTCTTCTGGCCCTGGCTGATGTTCTTGAAGGCGTCGGAGAGCAACTTGCGGATTTCCGCCTTCGTGTGCTCCGTCATCAGCCCCTGCTGCTCGGTCATCTGCTGCTCGCGGCTCGCCTTGCGCTCGGCAGCCTTAGCCGGCGACACCAGGACGGCCTGCAAGTCGCGCACCCCAAACCGGGCCTCAACCAGCTTGCGCTCGTCCACGTGGTCCATCTCGGCCGGGGTCAGCGTGGTGATCAGGGAATCCACCTGGATGCCTCTGATCTCCTTGGCGATCAGGCTGGTGGCGCCGCGTGCCACGACGTTGAAATCCCCCTCGGACGCCTTGTCCGGGTTGAACTTCTTGTTGAACTGCACCAGCGACCCGATGACCGACTGGGTGAAGGTGTCGAAGTGGCGGATGATGTCCTTGAAGGGCAGCGCCGCGTCGCCGCGGAGCATCGACGCCCCGGCCGCGGTGCGCATGGGCTCGCTCGGGCCCCGGGACATGTCGCCGCCGGTCGCCGGCCCCACAAAGGTCTCCATGTCGGCGAACGACATGAACATGTCGATGATGGCCTTCAGCTCCGCCAGATGCCCGTCAATCTGGATGTTGCGCACCGCCGGGTACTGCGCCGTCTGACCGTCATCCTCGCGGTACCACATCTTGTAGGCCGCCACGCTCGTCAGATCCTGGTCCATCCTCAGGAGCGAGGTGTTCAGCTCCATGTTGGGCCCGCAGATGACGCTGGCGTTGTCCAGCAGCATGCGTGTCGCCGCGGCGATCGCCATCTGGCTGTCGCGCAGCACCGCCGGCAGGCCGTTGCCGACCGGGCTGGTGTCGTCCTCGTCGAAGATGAACGTGTGAATGGTGCGCGTGTCGGCGCCGATCTGGCGCCAAGCGTTAATGTCGGCCTTGATGACCCAGGTACCCACCATCCACACCTCGGCCTCGATGTCGTCGGCCATCCGGTCGGGCGGCACCTGGGCGCCGCACTGCGCCAGCTGCGTACCACTGACCGGGCCGTTCCAGATGATGACCTCGTACTTACCGCTCTCCGGGCGCTGCTCGTTGACGTTGGCCTTGACCCCCATCACGCGCAGCTCCTGCTCGAACTGCTGCGCCTTGTAATTCCCGTTGGGGTTCTCGTGGATGAAGCGCCGGATGATGTGCCCGAAGAAGTCCGTGCGCTTGGCCAGGGCCCGCAGCTGGGCGCGCGACATCACCTTACGCTTGAAGTACCCGTCGGCGTCGCGGTCCAGCGCCTTCGCGCTCATGTCTGGGTAGAAGTCCCACACCGGCAGGAACTCGAACGCCGGCTTGAACTGCGTGGTGACCTGGGGTGTCGGCTGCCGCGTCACCGGGTTCACCGTCCAGACGACGCGCTCGGTGGAGCGCACCATGGGGCCCTCGAGCACCCCCATGCCGAACCGGATGCCGCTCTCCACGACCTTGCGGTTAAGCGCGATGTAGTCGAGCGTCTGGTCGTTCCCCAGCTCCTCGAGCTGGTCGGAGATCAGCAGGGACAGCGCGGCCGCGCGCTCGGTCGCCATCTGCTGCACCGCCTGGGTGACCATCTCCTCGGTGATCTCGGGCGGCTGACCGCCTCCCTGGCCCTGCGCACCGGCCATCAGCTGCTGGACGGCAGCCTGCACGTCCTCCGGCTTCATGTCGGCGCTCGGGCTGGCCGTCAGCTCCCAGTTCCGCTCGTTGCCCGGGAACATCAGGTTCATGACACGCGACAGCACGCTGACGCACTTCACCCGGGTGACCCGCGGGTAGGCCTTCGACCGGTTGGGTGACAGCTGGTTCTCAACGTCGGGGTCGTAGACCCCCAGGTACTGCCGCAGGTTGCGCAGCCACTTGAGCTCGGCGATGCGCCGGTCGTTCCGGTAGGTCTCGAACATCCGCCCCAGCTGCCCCGCAAGCGCCTGGAGCACCTCCGGCTTCACCACAGGGACCGGCGCGTCGTCCGGCGGTGCCACTGCCAGCGGCGGGGCTTCAAGCTGGGCTTCGAGGGCGCTCTGGCTCATTTCGGACTCCTACCGGAGATGGTACGTGGACCCGAACGACCTCGGGGGTGTGAACGGCTTGGCCGACCGCTCCAGATACCTGCCGTTGCGCTCAGCCACCCGGTGGAAGTAGCGCGCGAGGTACCCGAAGCTGTCACCGGAGTGGCTATAGTGGTTCTTCTCCGGCTCTGCACCCTTCACGGTGCCCTTTTTCGCGTCCATGGTGTACCGCCAGCCGCCCTTGAGCGCCCGGACCAGCGTCGGGCACTCCTTGGCGTCGATCTGCAGGGCCTGCCCATGCGCAGTGCGCCGGTTGGTAAAGTGCTCGATGGCGTTGAGCCGCTGCGGCAGCCGGTTGTTGGTCTCGATCTTGACCGGAAAGTGCCGCCGGAACACGTCCACCACCGTCTTCTCGTCGGTCTGGGCCCGGTTGGCCGCGGCCGGGTCGGGGGCGATCACCACCCGCACGCCCGGGAACCGCGTCCGCAGGTAGGGCTTGAGCTTCTCCACAATCAGCCGCTCGGCGCCGTAGCCGCTGACCACCAGCTCACCCAGCACCAGCAGCCGGCTGTCCAGATCTTCCTGGCCGAACGTCAGCGCGCACCCGGTCAGCCCCGGATCCAGCCCCACCACCATCTCGAGGTGCGGGTTGAATTTGAGCGGCCCTTTCGACAGGTGCAGCGCCGCGTCGAACGAGGGCACCACCGGCGTCCCCGCCACGCTGTAGCCCCACTCGGCCTCGATGAACTGCTTGATCCAGACCTCGGACTTCCCCTTGGCCTGATTGGTGTAATAGCCCGTGCCACCCGGCAGGTTTTCGACGTTCTCGGCGTGTGGGCTGAACCCGCTCGGCTGGACGTAGTAGCGGACGTTGCGGTTGCGCCGCCCCGCCGGCGTGTCGGGTGTGACCCGCTCCACCACCGTCTCGTCGTGCAGGTAGTCGTACCACCAGTTGTCCTCGGTGTCCGGGTTGGACGACCCCCACATGCCCCAGTTCGTAGCCCCGCCGTCCTTGGCCGACGGATACCGCCCGAGACGCGCGGACAGGGCGTCCACGATCGCCCGCGGCACCTGCACGAACTCGTCGATGATGGCGAAGGTCACCTCCAGTGAGAGCACCCGGGCCACGTCGTCCGCGGTGTCCAGCGGCCGGAACAGCACCTCGCACTCGACGTCGTCAAACCGCAGGATGAACTTGTTGGCTGTTGACTGCCAGTCGCCGGCCTGCCCGTCCTTGAACCAGTAGCCCCAGGACGACAGCGTGGTGTCGCGCAGCTGCGGCAGGGTGTTGCGCACCACGACCGCTCGGGTCCGCCGGATCCCGTCCGGCCCCCTGGCCTGCATCTTGGCCATGTACACCAGCTTGAAGAAAATCCCGGTGGTCTTACCACTGCCGACGGGGCCAACGATCCAGTCGTAGAACAGCTCACCCGGCAGGTAGTCCTTGATGAACTCCTTGAGCGTCGGCGGCGGTGTGTAGCGGATGACGTCCGGGGCGGCCATCAGACGTCCGCGCACTCGGCGGCGTATTCCTCCCGCAGCGCGCCGGCCTCCACCAAGGCATCCACCGCGCTGCGGGCCCGGCCGGCACACACCTCGCACGGGCCGGTCTCCCGGGTGCAGGCGCAACCCCCGGCCGGCTTGGCGCACAGCGCCCAGGCGAGGTACTCGACGCGGGGCGGCAGGGCAGCGGTCACTTCTTGTCCCTCATCGTGGCCCGGTTGGTCCGTGGGTTGTAGGCGTAGTCGGACGGCTTGTCCGCCTTGCTCGCGCTGGCCCTGGCTGCCCGGTCCTTGGCCCGGCCCGCGGCGCCCATCTCGGTGCGCTGGCGTCCCTTGGCCGTCATCTCGGTCGTTCCAGGCTTCAGGTTGCCGGCCTTCTGCATCTGGCTCGTGGCCACCGCCTGGGCCTTGGCCTCCGGCATACCGCCGCGGAGCAGCTGTGCAACCAGACGCTTACGGATGGGAGGGGGCATCAGCGAGCAGCCTCGAGGTTACAGGTTAATTTGTATCTGCAGCGTGGGGCGCTCGGCGGCGTTGCTGGCCTGATCCCGGCTGCCGTCCAGCCCCGCGGCGCGGATGGTGAACTTGAGCAGGTCGGCCCGGACAGACGCCGGCACACGGTCCTCGCTGGCGTGAATCATCTGCCACGACTTCTTCAGCAACTCCTCGGACTGCAGCTGAGCCTTGAGCTTGAAGCTCATCCCCTCCTTCTGTAGACTTTCCACGATCCGCTGCACATGGGCGACGAACAGCGGCTGGGTGCGCAGGGCGTTCCAATCCTCCTGGGACAGCCCGTAGGACTCGCAGATCGTCTTCAGAGGTGCCACCCGCAGGGCGATCTCCACCGGCAGCGTCGGCGGGTAACCGAGCTCCGACGGGTCATTCGGGCGGATGGGGGCGAGGGCGTTCACCCACCGAAGGTAGGTGCGGGCGGCAACAGGTGTCAAGGTTTTAAGGGTTAGATTTGGGGGTTGTAGACCGAAAAAATTTTCGGGCGGTTAGGTTTGGGTATTTTATTTTAAAAATTTAACATAGGTTTTTTAGTTTAAAAATTTAATTTTGGGGGTTTTGGTCTAAAATATACGGGGTACGGGGTATTGAAGCCAGCCCGCGCGCATGAATCCCCCTTACCCCCTTCTCCTAGGAATAAGAATTACTTTTGTCTGTCAGCCGACCTAACAAAGCTTGCACTCGTTAGCGGATTATCGTCTAATACATATACCGATGGCATTCCGTTATCGGGTTACTTCCTGAAGGGTTCTAGTCATGTCGAACAAGACCACTAAGGCGCAACGCGCTGCCGCTGCCGCCAATGGCGCCGCCATCCTGTCGAACGCAGGCTTCACATTCCGCACGAACCGCGCCGCGACCATTGCCACGCTACGCGAGGTGACGGGCTGGAAGCCGGGCAAGAATAAAGCTGGCGAATTCGTCACCATCATCAGCGACGACGCCCGCGACGCTTTCCTGCGCGGTGACATGGCCGCGCGTCTCAATCCTGCCGCGGCGGAATTGACCCCAGCCATGCTGGCGGAGGCCAAGGAAGTCCTGACGCGCCGCGCCGCTACCAGCAAGCCGAGGCAGGGCGAGATTCTGCGCACGGCTGCGCAGGATAAGATGTACGGCGCGGCGCGCACTGCGCTGTCGGCGTTGCTTTTGGAAGCCGAGATTCGCACAAACCAGAAGCGCGGAGGGGCGCGTGCCAAGGCTGCGCCGGCCGAGCTCACCGGCGTTGAAAAGGCTTCGATCGAAGCTGACAAGGCCAATGAAGCCGCTGCGAAGGACGCCGCCAGCGTCGCCAAAACGCCCGCTGCCGCCCATGCCTACGTGGTGCAACAGGCGGGGACGCTCATGATGTGGGCGGATAAGAACAAAGCCACGGTTTCCGAGGCTGCGCGCAAGATTGTCATTGCGTTCCACAAGGCTGCGATGGCGCTACCTGCCGGCTAACCCCTAGCACCTACACCCAGCACCTCGCCCCGCATGGCAACATGCGGGGCTTTTCTTTTACCCGCGTTCTGGCGCCCAGCCCCTCATGGCAACACGCGGGGCTTTTCTTTTGTCCGCGCTCTGGCGCCCAGCCCGACGCGACCACACGCCGGCGCGGCAACATAGTAGTTAGGCTGTCAGGGCGGCGGGCGTTTAGACCGCACACGTTAAGGATTTAAGTTTTCAAGGCTTTGGCTTTGTGAGAACGGCTAACATAGCGGGACATAGTAGTCAGGCTGTCAACGTGTTGGCGGCTTACAACGCGCACAAGCGTTAAGAACATAAACTCCTAACACGGTAATGCTTTGTCAGGGCGCCTCACAAAGCGTGCAAACGTTAAACACATAAGTCGCCAACACATCAGCGCGTTACACCCAAACAAAGTTTTAAACGGACCAAAACACGCAAAATCCCTGTAGTTTAACCACTTAACGGTTTAATCGGACCAAAACGGCCCGCGGAGCACCCACGGGGTAGTAAGAAAGTCCATGCTTCGGCATCCACCGAGGACTTTTTGGCTAATTTCCACCCCGACTTGGATACCACCACCCTCGGGAAACCCAGGCAAATGGCCGTACTATCCAATTTATCCAAAATAGATAAGGAATATAGACCCACTACGCTACGCGAGGCTCGGCGGAATTAAACCCTTAAAGTTTTGCCGAGATCCCCCGCCAAGCTGGTACCCCCGCGCGCCCCGGACCCCCCGCTCCCCAATAGAAAATATGTACTCTCAAAAAAGTTGGATAAATTGGATAGTGCCTGCAATATCAATGACTTGCACCCGCCCAAATCTTGGATAGTCCGCCCTCCCGCCCCGAAATTCTTGGATAGTAACCCCCATCCTGGCAAACCTTTGTCGGCTTGGCTGACAAAACACCCGCTTTCGAGCGGCATCGTAGTTTGCCCCCAAAGAATAAACGCTTGACATGTTAAGATTATAATGCTATACTTACACCATAATCAGAGAAGTGCCTACGCCGACCCCTTAAAACTTTGTCAGAAAGGCTCACAGACATGAACGACCCGATCCTCCTGGAAGTGTTCCGCGGAGCGCAAGCCTTCTTCGCCGCCGACCCGCTGTTCACTTTCGTCTACGCGACCATCGCCGCCACCATCCTGATCGCCCTCGTGGTGGTCAGCTCCCTCCGCTAAACCCTCAACGCTTTGTCAGCTCACCCTCACAAACCCGAAAGGACTACGATCATGCCTAAGATCACCATCCGTCACCGCGACACCGGGTCCGGCCTATTTTCCGGTGCCTACGAATCGCTGCTCGAGTGCGTGGATGCGGCCAACCTGAGCGGGGCCAGCCTGAGCTGGGCCGACCTGAGCGGGGCCAGCCTGAGCGGGGCCAGCCTGAGCGGGGCCGACCTGAGCGTGGCCGACCTGAGCGTGGCCAACCTGCGTGGGGCCAGCCTGAGCGGGGCCGACCTGAGCGGGGCCAACCTGCGTGGGGCCGACCTGAGCTGGGCCAGCCTGCGCGGGGCCGACCTGAGCGGGGCCGACCTGAGCTGGGCCGACCTGAGCGGGGCCAGCCTGAGCGGGGCCAGCCTGCGCTGGGCCGACCTGAGCGGGGCCGACCTGAGCGGGGCCGACCTGAGCGTGGCCGACCTGAGCGGGGCCAGCCTGCGCGGGGCCAGCCTGCGCGGGGCCAGCCTGAGCGGGGCCAGCCTGCGCGGGGCCAACCTGCGAGGGGCCGACCTGCGAGGGGCCGACCTGCGCGGGGCCAGAATCCGCGACGACGTCACACTGAGCCGCGCGCCGGTGCGGTGGGCTGTCCGCGCGGACGGGCACGAGTTCTTCCTGCTCGACACCTCGGTGGGCTGGCGTGTGATGGCCGGCTGCCGCTGGTTCACTTTCGAAGAAGCGTGGGAGCACTGGTCCCAGCCCCGCGGCGTCTGCCAGCACCTGAACGACGAGGCGCTGGACATACTCGTCATGTTCTCCTGCGCCCTCGACCGCGAGGAGTCCGCGTCATGATCGCCCACCGCAAGGGCTACCGCCCTAACATCGGCCACTGCCAAGCGTGCGGTCAGCCGACGCACATGGACCTGCTGGACGCCAAGCCGAGCCGGCCCAACGGCGCCGACTACGACAGACTCGAGTGCTGGGAGTGCTACGGCCCTGGGTACAACACGGCGCGGGCCGGGCAGAACCGCCCGGAATCGTCGGTGATGTGCGCCACCATGCGGGCGAGGGCTGTGTCATGATCTGGCTTGAGTGGCTTGAGCGCACGCTCAGGCGGAGGGCAGGCTGATGGGTAGCCGCGCACAGAACGTGCGGGTGAACCGCACCTACATCAGCAGCCATGGAGACGCATGCGTGTACAGGCGCGAGAACGAGATCACCCTGGCCCGAGTTTTGCGGGCTCTCGCCTACCCGCACAGTGTCTACGCCGCGCGTTTGGCCCTCGTGCAGACGTCCGCCGGTACAAAAGCTGACCCGCCGGTACTGGCTCCGAACGCGCGGTGGCGGCGGATCTACGACGCCGGCGATGGTGCCACGCCGGACAGTGCCCGCATGGCCTACGCCATGAGCCCCACGCGGCAGTTGAACAAGGCAATCGTGCGCGCTGTGAGGGCGCGCACGGGGAGAGAGACCTGGGTGCTCAACCACGGCTTTCCGGTGGAGCTCGAGCTTTGTCAGGCCGGCTCACAAACACAGCGAGAGGATTGAAAGATGGAGAAGATCAAGATTGTCTGCTCCCAGTGCGGGAGCGACGACGTGCGTCGTGACGCCTGGGCGTGCTGGAACGTGGACACCCAGGAGTGGGAGCTTGGTGAGGTGTTCGACCAGGGCTTCTGCGCTGCGTGCGACGGCGAGGCGAGCCTCGACGAAGAACCTGTGACCTACGAGGAGGATTGAAAGATGTTCGGCGGTCTCGACACCAACGGCCTACCCCGCATCGAGTGCTACGCCGACGCGCTGCGGCGCTGGGAGCGTACACCCAAGATTCGCGGCCACGCGTATTGCGCGCCCCGCCCCCTGGGGCGGCGCAGCCAACGGACCAAGTGGCTGGTCAGGCACGGCGACGAAGCCTTCTCGTGCCGGCTGCACAACACCGACGTGATGACCTTCCACAAGGACGGGCGCCTCGTCGTCAACCCATGGGAGTCCAAGACCACGAACGACTTCTTCAACGCGATCGTGCCGGGCGCGGTACACGCGGCGTTCACCTGCCCGCTAGGCGCGATGCTGTGGGTGGGCAGCTGGCGCAGCCCGGACCTGCGGGGCTACCTGATTGGCACCACCATCACGGTGCACCGCGTCGACGGTGCGTGGGTACTGCACCCCGACAGCGTGCCGCCGCGGCCGATCGAGAACTACAATGCTGAGCAGAAGCAGATGCGCGCGGCGGCGAAGGCATCCGGGTTCAGCGACTTCCTCGCCTGGGTCAAGGCGTCCGCGGCGATGGGCCGCGTGCAGGTGTTCGACTACAGCTACTACCGGCAGCTCGACGACCGGACCGTCCAGGAAATGCTCGGCGACCCGGCCCAGTGGGAGGAGCTGTTCAGACTCGCCGGGCCCACGCACACCGAGGCGCTGACGCGCATCCGCACGTCGGTCTACCGCGCCTACGGCGGGTGCGTTCGCGTCGAGAGCCTGCCCCACCTGACTGACCACAAGCAGGTGACTGCGATCCGCGGCCGTCAAATCGCCTACACCACCCTCGTCTGACGCTTTGTCAGCCGATCCTCACAAACCCAACCTGAAAGACTGATCCAATGCACACCGTCAACGTCACCACCATGATCGCCCTCGTCCGTCATGTGGCTGTCGAGATGCTCCAGCCCCTGATGCTCTGGGGCAAGCCCGGCGTGGGCAAGTCCGCCGGCGTCTGGCAGGCCGCGCAGGAGCTCGACGCGCTCATGGTCGATGTCCGCCTGTCGCAGTACGACAGCGTCGATCTGCGGGGCATCCCGTCCCCCGACGAGACGACGATGCTGACCACGTGGTACGCGCCGTCCACCCTGCCGTTCAAGGGCAACAGGAACTTCCCGACGGACCGGATCATCATCCTGTTTCTCGACGAAGTGAACAGCGCGACGCCAGCTGTCGCGGCGGTGGCCTACCAGCTGATCAACGACCGGCGCGTCGGCGAGCACGAGCTGATGGACAACGTGCGCATCGTGGCGGCAGGCAACCGCGAGGGCGACCGCGGCGTGACCAACCGCATGCCGACCCCGCTGGCCAACCGCTTCACGCACGCCGAGGTGGTGGAGGACATGCGCGCCGTCACCGAGCACTTCCAGGCGATCGGGCTGCCGGCGATCGGCGTGGCGTTCCTGAACTTCCGCACACCCCTGCTGTGCACCTTCGACCCGGCCAAGGCCGACAAGGCGTTCGCCACGCCGCGCACCTGGGAGAAGGCGCTGCGCTACTACGCGTCGACTACGATGCCGTCGGACGTGAAGAAGATCGCGATCGCGGGCGCCATCGGCGACGGCCCGGCCACCGAGTTCGCGGCGTTCGAGGACATCTGGCTCAAGATGACGCCCGTGTCCAAGATCATCAAGGATCCCGAAGGGACGGACGTGCCCCGGGAGCCGGCGATGAACTACGCCGTGGCGGTGGCCATCAGCGGTGCGATGGACCTCAAGACCGTCACCCCGCTGTACCGCTATCTCGAGCGGATGGCGGCGTCCGACGCGGCTGGGCCGGAGTTCCTCGTGCTCGCGCTGCAGCTGGCGACCAAGCGCGAGAAGGCCCTGTACACCACGCCCGAGTTCATCAAGTTCTCGAAGGCGTACAAGGCGATCTTCTGATCTTTGTCAGGCGGGGCTCACAAAGCCCTGCCGCCACCCACCGATTGAAAGGACTGACCATGGACCTCAAGTTCGACGCGACCAAGCAGCACTGGGACGACTGGCGCCGCTTCTACAACCAGTACCGCGACCTCGTCGTGTTCGACCGCGGCGAAGCGGTGCTGACCGCCCGGGACGGTGCACGCCCCGACCAGCGCGGCTTGTACCGCTTCGCCGGCATCAGCGTGGTGTCTACGACCGACCCCGACTGCCCGATGATGACTCTGCCCGACGGCACGCCGGTCAAGCCGTCATGGTTCGCGAACGGCCCCACGCAGACCCTGCTGGTCGACCACGATACGCGGCGTGTGGTGCGGATTTGGCTGCCACTCCGGGCCCACGGCCAGCCTGCGGAGTGGCAGGAGCGCATCCCGGAGTGGCTGCGCATGCGGTGCACAGTGTACTGGCCCGGTGCCGGCTGCCCGCCTGTCGGCGCCCCGGTGCTCACGACACAACCTGTCGCGCTCACATCTGAGCAGAAGTCGCAGGTCGCTGATAATGTCGCAGCGTGTAAGGCGTGGCTGGGTCTGATCCGCGCCGGCGACGCGGCGGAGGAGCTCAAGATGGTCAACGACTGGCGAGCAGCATGCAGGCGCAACTACCAGCACGAATCCAACAAGCCCGTCATAACCACCGAGCTGCTGGCGCCGTTCGCCGACATTCCCGAGGTCAAGCGCGTGCAGGTCGTGCACCGCGGCACGCAGGTCGCACGGGAGTCGGTCTCCTACCCCTACCTGCTTGTCGCACCAGAAAGGAAATTGTGATGGGCTACCGCAGCCAAGTCGAGTGCCTGATCTACGGCCCGGCCGACAACATGGCCGCGCTGGTCGCGAGGCTGGCGCTGGAGGGCTTCGAAGCGCTCACACGGGAGGACTTCCAGCCGGCGCTTCGGCGCTTCGACGGGCTGGTCAACACCTACCCGGATGACGCACACCCGCCAGTCTCGCAGGTGTGGTCGTTCATCCACCTGAGTGGTGATGGCTGGATGTGGTACGACGGGTATGACGACGTCGATGCATGGATGCGCATGCTGGGATACTTGGACGACATCGCCGCGGACGCTGGTGTCAACTACGAGTTCACCCGGGCCGGCGAGGAACACGCCGACGTCGACGAGCGCCGAGCCGGAGGCGACGTGTACGGCTACCTTTGGACGCAGACAACCGTCGTTATCAGCAACGATCTACCCAACCCCTTGAAGGACTCAAGTCATGACCCCGATCCAGAAAGCTCGCAGCCAGCTGCTGCTCAAGAGCCCGTTCTTCGCGACCCTGCTGCTGACCACGCCGATGCGGGAGGACAAGTCGATCCCGACCGCAGCGACGGACATGAAGGAGATCATCTACAACCCTGACTTCTTCGCGAGCATGTCGAGCGATGAGGTCGTGTTTGTGCTGGTGCACGAGGTCATGCACATCGCGATGATGCACGGCCTGCGGCAGCAGGAGCGCAAGATGCCCATGTGGAACTGGGCGTGCGACTACGCCATCAACCTCACGCTGCAGGAAGCGGGCTTCACCATGCCGTCCTGCGGCGGTCTGCTCGACGTGAAGTACAAGGGCATGTCGGCCGAGCAGATATACGAGGCGCTCAAGAAGGAGGCGCAGGACCAGCCGCAGGATGGCGGCGAGGGCAAGCCGGGCACCGGCCCGAACGGCCAACCCAACGGCATCGGCACCGACCTGTTGCCGCCCAACGTGACGACCCAGGCGGAGGCTGACGCGCTGCGGGAGGGCGCCAAGCAGAAGGTCGCCCAGGCTGCCAACATGGCCCGGCTGGCCGGCAAGATGACCGCTGACCTTGAGCGGATGGTTGGTGAGGTACTCGACCCCGCCGTGCCGTGGCAGGTGCTGCTGCGGGACTATATGACCCGGGCGACCAAGCACGACGAGACCTGGACCAAGCGCAACCGACGGTTCGCCCGGGTCTACCTGCCGGCCCGGCACAGCGAGACCATCGAGGAGGTGGGCGTCATCGGCGATTCGTCGGGGTCCATCTGGTGCTCGCCGGAGGATCTGGCCAAGATCGTCGCCGAGATCAAGGCGATCTGCGAGGACGTGCGGCCGGAGCGCGTGCGCGTGATGTGGGCCGACACCACAGTCAAGCGCGAGGAAGTGCTGGAGGTTGGTGACACTATCGAGGTCCACCCCAAGGGCGGCGGCGGCACCGACATGCGCGTACCGCTGGAGCAGTTCGCCCAGCACAGCCCGGAGGTCGTGATCATGATCACCGACGGCTACACACCCTGGCCCGAGGTCGAGCCCGACTACCCGCTGATCGTCTGCTGCACCACGCAGGCGCCGGTGCCGGTCGGACTGGTGGTGAGGATCTGATGTCAAGCGACCAGAACCGCGTGCACCTCCACCACGAGATGTTTCTACGCATCCACCCGCAGCTGCGCACGGACTGGTGGCATGGGCGGTATGTGCTCCATGTGATCGAGCGGGCGCAGCGGCTGCAGATGGTTCTGGACGCCCCCACGACGCCCAGGATGGTGCTCAAGGCCTATGTGTGCGGGCCTGGGTGCGTGCACCGGGTCGAGGATGAGGGGTCATCGCTGTTCTCCCAGGTCTATCAGCGCCGGCCGCCGGGCTGCCGGTACGCCGTCGTCGAGATCGCACCGGCTACAATCTGGGTGCTTGATATGTACAGCACGAAGTTGTTAGATGATGGTCTCGGTGTGAAGCCCGGCGACTATACGGTGTACACCGACATCGACGCGGCCATCATGGCTACCGCCTTGAACTACTGACTTCTGTGAGCGTGCCTGACAAACCCCGCGGCACTACGATGCCGCCTTGAAGGAACCAACCACATGTCCATCACCACCGAATGCATGGTCGTCAACCTCCAGATCGGCGTCTGGCAGGGCTACCGTCTGGACAAGGACGCGTCGCGCAAGGTCACCGAGGACGCTGGGGCCGACCGTGACGCCGCCCGG